ATGGCAGATATCGGTACTGGCTGGCTCTATCAGGAACTCGATATAGGTGAACAGATCATGTACGATTCCGCACGCCACAACCATCTGCTATTTTTTCTGGAAGGCCATTGCTCACTGACTTGCAATCAATTCGCAAATAGGGAGTTCAAGGCGGGGGAAATGGTAGTCGTACCGCGTATGGCTGCTATTACGGGGAAAGTCATCGCCCCGCTGAAATTTATGGATATGGTCTTCGCCGTACCGAAAAGCGGTTGCGATAAACTGGCCTTGCAAAGCCTCGGCCCGGTATGTGAACAGTTGATGTACGATTTTCAGCCCATAGAAATACGCTATCCGCTTTCTGCATTCTTAAATCTACTGGTGTATTGTTTGCAAAACGGTATGAATTGTGCTCATCTTCACGACCTGAAGCATCAGGAGGTATTCTTCTATTTCCGTGGATTTTATACAAAAGAGGAGGTTGCAACCCTGTTTTATCCGATCATTGCCAAGTCGTTCGATTTCCGGGAGTTCGTCTATGAGAATGCCCCGAAATGCACCTCACTGCATCAGTTGATCGAGATGTCGAATATGAGCCAACGGTCTTTTTATCGGAAATTTACCAGCGAATTCAACATTGCGCCTCGAGAATGGATGCTGAAACAACTTTGCCAGCGAATTATCTATGAACTGACACAGCCAGACGTTACAATCAACGATCTCATCAATCGGTTCGACTTTGCATCGGCGGCATCTTTTAATCGTTTTTGTCAACGGCATTTTCAGCTGACACCAATGCAGTTGTTAACTAAATATCGGACGATATAACAGTCGTCCGGTTCTTTTGCTATGTGGATTAACGGTTTTTTTCGCTAATCCACATAGTATTTTTAAGGGAAAGGCAGATGAATGGTGCAATTTGACAACCCAAATATGCTGATTGGCCGAAATGTTAAAAAGGTTGGCGAGAATTGATAAAACACAAATGAACCAAAGATTCTACCTTTGCACCAAGGTAAATTAAGTGTAATCCATTTATCCGCTTGGATTGTCAATCTCTATTATGAATAGAGGATTATATCAAAAATAGGAAAAAATGTGCAAATTACAATGCTTAAACCCCGCTTTTTTTATTTAGATATTGTCGGCTGTTACAGTGCAGTGACTTTTTCGTTGACTGCATCCACGATGCTACGCTCGAACTCTTTTAGATAAATTCGTGTCGTTTTTTCCGAGGTATGTCCCAGTCCTTCGCTGATTACCGCCACTGGAACCCCTACTTCTTTTGCCTGTGTAGCCCAACTGTGGCGACTCATATGCGTAGTTATCGAAATCTCTACATTACACATTTTAGCCACTCTTTTAAGATTGCGGTTAACACGCTCTAAAGCAAGTCGATAAAGGTGGTATTGTTCTTTCGCAGGAACGTCTGCCAAAATTGGAAATACGAATTGCGACGGGTTCTCATATTTCCGCATGAGCCGTTCGAGTTGTGGTGTTACAGCGATTTGTAGCCATTGGTTTGTTTTATGTCTCCGGTAGCCGACAACGCCGTTGATGACGTCGCACTTTCTGAGATGTAAGACATCGACAAACGACATGCCTCGGCAATAGAATCCAAACAGGAAAATATCCCTCGCCATATCGAGATGCGGATATCTCGAAAAATCGATATTCGATAACAGCCGCAGTTTATCGCGTTCTAACGCTCGTTTGACCGTCTTGGTCTGCTTGATGCGAACAAACCGGAAAGGATTGGCGATAGTCATTGAGTGTCCGTCCTGAACGGCTTGATTGAAAACCGATTTGAGATTCCGCATGTAGTAGCAGATGGTATTGGGACAAACGCCCCGTCTCATTAAAAAATCCTCGTACTCTCGAACGAAAGGAGTGTTCAAGTCATTCAAACGTACGATCCGCAAACCGATGAAAGCAGCCAGTGATGCCCGGGTACTATGTAGTGCTGCAGCCATGCCGTATTTGTCTTGGCTCTGTTTACGCTCAATCTGCATATCCATATAATTCAGCAGGCTCATGCTGTCGTGCTCGATGCGATAACGAAAGACCACATCCGCGGCACTGTACTCTGCCCGCCGCAGCTCAAGAGTCTCTATGTGCCGTTCGATACTTTTACGCTGCATGGTAAGGTCTCGGTTGATACGGCGGACTTCACGTTCGTTACGACGTTCGTCCGACACATGAAGCACTTTGCCCTTCTTGGCATCGAATTCATCTGAATAGAGTTTGTAAGGTGTGTAGAGCAGTTTTTTCTGACGATTGTGAATCAGCTGGAAAACCAGAGGATAAGTGCCGTCTCGACGCGCACGATACTTGTTTAAAAGGAGTTTTACACTAGCCATAAAATCTTAGAGTTAAATTGTTCGCTTACAAAATTATGGCAAATAGTTAAGTTACACCCTAATTCCATGCTCCGTATCTGGAAGAGGAAGATTATATAGCTATAATAATCGACAGGGTACGGCTCAATAGCTGTACCCTGCATGCAGTGTCAATGAGTGAAAATTCTTAGATAGTATCTCCCGCTCCGATTTGAATATCGAACGGATGCAAGGCGAACTCGTGCGTGATGTTGGTGTCGTCCTGCTGGCTTTCGAGGCAGTCCTCGTCGAAAGCGCAACCCTTTAAAGTGACCGTTGTTGTCGTCCAATCATCTGATGCCAAAGGATTTGCAAACGAAATAATCAAATCGAACTCGCCGATTGACATCAGTGATCCGTAAATTGAGCGCAGGGTCTCCTGCGTGGCATAGTCCATGGTGATGCTGGCCTCGTAGGTAATGTTTCCGAAGCCGCGGCTCACGGGCTTGCCACCCAGTCCGTAGTTGCTTTCGATCTTGCGTTTCTTGCTCCACTTGATGCCCGAAACCCCTTCGAGCGTCGTAGAGCCCTCTTCGATGCCCAGAGCGGTCGAGGAGAGGGTTATCATCGACCACGAATAGGCTACGTTATTGATTACAGGCATGGCAGGTTTAGTTTGCGGTTAATGAAAGCCCCTCCTCGACGTAGATCCGGGTGGCGACACCCACGGGTACGATGACGTATCCGATGCGGAGCGTATCGTCCACGAGTACGTTCTGCTTCTCGTCGATCGTCACGGCATAGCCCGCGATCTCCTGCGCGGCCTGCATCTTCGAGAGAACATCTCCTATGAGGGTTTTGAAAGCCGTGATCTTGCTGGCCGCGAGATACCCCGTGGAGGGATTGACCATCAACGGCGAATTGACATACGGTAACAATGCTTCGCGCACCTTGCGGCGGCTCTTGTTGATCGTGCGGTTGCGGGCGATGGTGCGGAAATCGCCGTGCGAACAGGTCTGGTCGCGCGAGATATAGATGCCGTTCTCACGCCCGGCATATTTGATCGGGAAGATGTAGCCCTTATCGTCGAGTTCGTCGAGAAGCTCCGGCGAGAGGGACTCGTAGGCGTTCAGGCTCACGAACTCGTCATCGGCGCCGAGATTCGTGTCCCCGAACCCGAGCTCGATCTCCTGAAAGTCGTCGGCGAAGAGGTTGAACTGCTTGACCCACGCCACAGACTCCTGCACATTGGCCCGTGCAATAGCCCCCATCACCGCTCCGAGAAAACCTACGGGCGCGTTCGTCGGGTTGCGGTACTGGATGCGGCGGATCATATCGCTGGCCGACTGCCCGAAGACGACGCTCACGCGGCTCGATTCACAGATGGCCGTGGGGATCTTTATCAGGTCGATCTGCCTGCCCGCCGTAGTCTGTGCGCCCGTCGAGGAAGGGTTCGCCGAAAGGACGATCGACAGGGGCTGGTTCTGCGAGGCCATGGCCTCGGCCTTGTCATTCAGGCTCCGTACGAGATTCAGGTTATAAGGTTCCGTATCACCGTTGGCCTTCCATAAGGGCTGCTCGGTCCACACGCCGAGCTGGTTGATCATGCCGCCCGCAGCGCGCTGCATCACGTCGATGGCGTCCCAGTCCGTGGAGCAGTCGGCGAACATGACATACAGTTTACCGCTGCTGTCCACGCCGCCTGATAGGCGGAAGAACTCCCGGATATGGTAAGCCGGGATTCCGTACATGAAATTCTCGGTCGTCTCCTGATCGGGGTCCACGACGTCGCTCCACTCGATGATGCCGAAATCGTTGATCGAGGATTTGCGGCTGGTGACGTAGACCACGTCGTTCAACTTGAGCTTGTTCTCGTTGATCTTGCCATAGCCGGCCGTGAAGAGCTCCGGCTGGAGCGACACGTCGAACAGCAGGCCCGTGACGCGCTCCTGATCGGAGGGTGTCTGGTACGGAATGTTGCCGTCGATGTCTTTGATGAATACGTTGCCTAATGCCATCGGAGTTGGAGTTTATGCGTTGTGGTACGGGTTGTTGTAAAGCGCGGCATCCGCGCGGATAGGAGCCGGAGTATCCTCGGTATAGGTGCTGCCCAGACGGTCGATGTAGAGTTTGGGATACTGATCGAAGACCTCCAGCAACCGATCGGCATAGTCTGGCGTCTTGTTCTCGGATTCTGTCCCTTCGTCGGTCTCGGGCTGCGTAGTCGTCGTTTCTCCGGTATCCGGACTGTCCGGATCGGGCGTTTCGCTTCCGGGCTTTTTGCCCGCAGCCTCATTGCCCGCCAAAGGCTCGGCAGCAACCGGGGCTGCCATCGCCTTCGCCTGCGGCGCGGTCGCAGAAGCGGTATCGGTTATTTTCTTGGCCATAGGTCGTGTGCGATTGAAAAAAGGGGGATCGGAGTCCGGCCCCGGTCCCCCGACAGGTTATGGTGCGCTATGGGTTTCAGGCTTTCTTGTAGGCAGTGTGGATGACGATCTCGGCCGGACGCACGATGTTCACGTCCATCTTCATTCGCATCAGGAAGAAGAAGAGCTCCGAGTTGGACTGCAGGCGGTCTACCTTCAGAACCTCGGTGTCGTTGGCGTAGTCCACACCCATCCAGAGGTTCGACTCCATGCCTGTGGAGAACTCGCCCAAGAGGATCGTATGCTCCGGGATGCCGACGATCGGGATGATCCGCTTGCCCTTGAAGCGGTAACGGTTGACCTCGGTATTTTCGGAGTATTTGACCTGCTTGTCGGAGATGTACTGGTCGTAGGCGTCCCATGCGTCCCAGCCGATGATGAACGAGAGCGAGGACTTCTTGCGGATCTGCTTGGGGCACTTCTTCCACATGGCATAGAGGGCCGCTTCTACGGCGGCACCGTCCGCGAGCTCCGTGTTGCCAGAGACGATGCACTGGCCTCCGGCGACGGTCTCGGCGTCCGTGGCGTTCACGTTGTCGATGATGCGCTTGATCACCCCGTCGAAATACTTCTCCTTGCCGCGGCCGATCTCGATGCAGCCCGCAGGAACCGTGATCCCGGCCAACGCCTTGCCGCCCTTGGCCGAAGTCCAGATAGCGTTGCCGATGTACTCGTTCTTCTTGTCCATCAGAAGACGCAGCATCGTGGCCTGAATCTTGGGATCGAGCTCACGGAAGACGAGGTTGCCGTCCGGCTGCGCGAACTTCCAATACTTCTCGTAGTCGCGCGGGTTGAACTCCAGATAGACCATGAACTCCTGCGGTTCGAGGTACCGCTCCGTGAACTGATACTCGTTCTCCCCGTTCTCTCCCTTGGCTCCGTGCGTGCTCAGGGGCGTAGGAACGTTGTCCTGAATGATGTCGCCCAGCTTGATGGCCGGAAGCGTGTATTTGTGCTGGATGCCCGACTTGATGTGGACGAGCCCCTCGCGGAAGGTGTCGTTGCCTTGGGCCGTGTAGGTCAGCAGGTCCTCCAAGACCTCGCCGTTATAGCCGTTTTGTAAGAATGTTACCGTATCAGCCATTATTTTCTGTGCAGATTTAAGGTTCGTAAGAATTCGGCTTATGATCTGTCACAACCGTAACAGCCTGTTACGGTTGGTGGCGGCGGGGACCGCGTCTGGTTGAAAGGAAAAGCAGCGCTACTTGAGTGTACGGAACTCGAAATTTTCACCCACGACCTTCGAGACCTTCTCGGCCATCTTTTCCTCGGTCGTTTTAACCGCTGTGGCAGCCGCCTGAACGCCGGTCTGATCCGAGGCGATCTCCTTGGAGATCTGCTCCACGGCGGGAATGCTCTCCAACGTGCTCTCCACCAAGTCGGGATTCTCTTCGGCGAGCTTACGCCATTTGGGAAGATCCTCCTGCGGAATCTTGTTCTTGGCCCGCTCGAGCATCGCCTCGATGCGGGCGACTTTCTCTTCGGCTTCCTTGTCCTGATAGGCTTTGAGCGAGGCGGTCAGCTCCGAGACGTTGGTCTGAAGGTTCTGGATCGTGGCGTCTTTACCCGCCATGACGGTCTTTGCGTCGCTCAGTTCCTTCTCTTTCTCGCGGAAGCGGGCCTCCACGGAGAGCAGTTCCGAGATACGAGCCATCACGTCTTTGGGCTGGCAGTCGTCCGCAAGACCGAGTGTCGCCGCTACGGCCGAGTATTCGGGAGATGTTTTAGTTTCGTTGCTCATCGTTTCATGTTTTGTTGTCGTTCGGGTAAGAGTAGGCTCCGAGCTGTCGGATAGTTTGAACCTCTCCGCCTCGGCGCTGATGCGGCCCATCATCGAGCGGATCTCGCCCATATCTTCCAGTGCTGAAAGTTCCGTACGGACCCGCTCGCAGAGCTGGGGCGAGGTCTCCAGCACATTGTCATGCGCGATGATGCCTGCGGCGACGGCTCCCTCGGCATCGAAGTAGGTGCCGTCCTTACCGGCCTTACCGTCCATGATGGAGGCGACGTGCTCTTCCGTCAGGCCGAAACGCTTGCGGTAGATTGTGCGGATCTGGCGCGTGAAGGCCGCGACCATATCGCCGGCCTTGTCGTCCCCGGCCGAAGGCAGAAAGGGATTGTGGATCATCAGGATCGCATAGTCGCGCATCAGCGACCTGTCGCCCGCAGCCCAGAGTACCGAACCCATCGACGCGGCCATTCCCTCGTTGACGCACTCGGTAGGTATGCGGGAGTTCTGGATCGTGGCGTACATGCTCATGCCGTGCAGTACCGAACCGCCTTCGGAATTGATCAGGATGCGGATCAGCGACGGGGAGCAGCTCTCCGCGTAGTCGAACTCTTCGTTGAAACGCGAGGCCGCGCCTTCGGTGATCTTACCGTAGAAGCGGAGCGTAGCAACCTCGCCGCTGCGGACGTCACCTATGATATGTTTGAATTGGTGGGTATCCATCCTTGCCGTTTGGGAAGAATAGAGTGTCAGAGAGGAAAGAGTTTAAGCAGAAGATGCACAGCATACAATGCAGAAAACGTCGAATTTTGCACTGTATATTAAGCAAAACTGTCTCCTGTCGCCGGAATCGGGATGGCGATACAGAATGTATAGAATATCTATCATTTTTACTTGCAATACAGCTAAAATGGTAGATATTTTGTATATTTACAGAAAAGAACGACCGATTACCTTAGATTTGCATCTGTGGGGTATGGATAAAATAGAAAGGATAAATTTGTGATGCCAAGAAAGGAAGCAGGAAGTGCACCAGTTTCGATTAAGGAGAATATAAGCTTCATTTCCATAAGCGGACTTCCTGCTTGTTTGAACCCAGGCCCAAATAGTAGGTTAACATCCATTGTTAAGGTAATTAGGTTAAGTTCAAGACCTTTCAGGTAGAAATTCTTAAAAGACAGAAACGTGGAAAATTTTTATTTTATCGGCGTGGACATTTCGAAAAAGAAACTGGACTTCTGTGTGATGTTCGAGGGAAAGGTTGTGCATGAAGAGGAAACAGCGAATCACCAGAATGCCATTATGTCATTGATACGTCATTTGGAGAAAGATTATGGGATAGACGGCAGTCGTATGCTTATCTGTGCGGAACATACGGGACAATACACTTTCCCTTTGGCTTGTGCCTGCAAAGCGGCGGAATGCAAGTTGTGGCTTGAAAATCCTGCTGAAATCAAATATTCCTCCGGTATTCAACGAGGAAAGAACGACAAGGTGGATGCCAAGCGCATCGCTGTCTATGCCAGCCGGTTTCAAGACAAGGTTCAATACTATGAGCGCCCCTCGGAGGATATTGAAAGATTAAAACAGCTCGAATCTGAACGTAGCCTGTATGTGACAGATTTAGCTAAATACAAGGGGCAGTTGAAGGACCAGAGGGAATATATGCCGACAGCATTGTACGAACGAAAGGTGAAGCGTTTGACGGCTTTGATGGAGAACTTGGAGCAAGCTATACAAGCCATTACGAACGAAATGGATGAGGTGATAACCTCCTGTCCGGTACTGTCTCGTCAGATGGAGCTGTTGATGTCCATAGATGGAGTAGGGCGTGTGGTGGCAACCAACATGATAATCACGACGGAGGCCTTTACTCGCTTCGATGATCCGAGAAAGTTCAACTGTTATGCCGGGGTTGCCCCTTTCTCTTATTCTTCCGGAACTTCCCAGCAATCGAAAGCAAGAGTATCGCACAGGGCCGACAAAGTGATGAAAAGACTGTTGCATATGGCTGCTGTAGCCGTAACACATCGGAATGGAGGAGAACTGAAGAAGTATTATGACAGAAAAGTTGCCGAAGGAAAGAACAAAATGTCCGTAATAAATGCGTTACGAGCAAAAATCGTGGCCAGAATGTTTGCGGTCATCAAAAGAAATGAGTTGTATAAACCTATTTTATCGTAAATAATTTGCAAAAATCATAGTAGTATGGAAGACATATACGCACAGAGTAACCGTGAAATCGCCGTCTGGCTCGGCAGCCGGGTGCGCGAATACCGCAAGCGGATGGGCTTGTCCCGCAAACACCTCTCCGAGAAATCGGGAGTCAGCCCCTTTACGATCGGGGCTTTCGAGCGCGGCAACAATCCCGGCCTCTCTTTAGTCAGTCTGTTGGCGTTGCTGCGAGCCATCGAACAACTGGACCGAATCACGGAACTGCTGCCGGAGTTGTCCGTAAGTCCCAAAGAACTGTTTGAGCAGGAACAAAACAAACGTAAAAGATGAAAACCAATGGCGGCAAAAAAATGGCATTTTTTATGGATTGGAATCCGGACTTTGCAAAAATAGACATCAGATGTTAATTACACTTAGCAGAAAATATGTATCTTTGCAAAGTGAACTTAACAGAACAATCATGGAATCATTACGTGAAAGGTATTTACAGCGTTTATCGTTCGTCCAGACCGATTTCATTCGTTCCCTTGCCTCGGAGATCGACTGGAGTTCGAGGCTCATAGGTATCAAAGGGGCGCGGGGTGTGGGCAAGACCACCTTGATACTCCAGTATGTCAAAACCCATTACGGGGATTCCGAAGAGGCGTTGTACGTCAATCTGGATAATATATGGTTTTCCAGTCACAGACTTTACGACCTGGCAGACCAATTCGTCAAACGGGGAGGGCGTCATCTTTTTCTCGATGAAGTGCATAAGTACCCTTCGTGGTCGCAGGAGATAAAAAACCTCTATGACGATTTCCCGCAACTGCAAATCGTCTTCACGGGTTCCTCACTGTTGGAGATACTGAATGCCCGTGCCGACCTCTCGCGCCGCGCCATCGTCTATGAAATGCAGGGTCTTTCTTTCCGGGAATATATGGGCATGTACCATAAGACAGAATTGGAGAAGGTAACACTGGAGGCAGTCCTGAACGACCATACGGCGATCTCACGCGAGGTACTTGCCCGTACCAAGCCGCTGAAATATTTTGCAGACTACCTGCGTAACGGTTATTACCCGTTCTATTTGGAAACTCCGAAGCAATATTATGCCCGGCTCGAAGAGGTGGTTAATATGATTCTGGAGATCGAGTTGCCGTTGCTCCGCAGAATGGATATTGCCTATGTGCAAAAGATAAGGCAACTGTTACAGATCGTGGCGTCGTCCGCGCCTTTCATTCCCAATGTCAATAAGCTCAGCGAGCGGATAGGCATATCGCGCCAGACGCTAATCGCATACCTGTACTATTTGGCCGAGGCGCGACTGCTGAGCTCCATTTACAAGGAGAACGACGGTATTTCCCTGCTCCAGAAACCGAATAAGATCTATTTGGACAATACCAATATGGCCTATGTTCTGGCGCCGGACAATACCGATATGGGCAACATGCGCGAAACGTTCGTCATCAACCAGCTAAAATACAAGCATACGGTAAACTATATTGACCGGGGCGATGTATTGGTGGACAGAAAATATACGCTTGAAATCGGCGGAAAAAGAAAAACCAATCAGCAGATTCAGGGAGTCGAAAATTCATATATCGTTGCCGACGATATCGAATTCGGTTTCGGAAACAAGATACCGCTCTGGATGTTCGGATTGCTCTATTAGCATTTCTTTGCCATGTTAAAGATCCAATACGTCAGCGACCTGCATCTGGAACTGGCCGAGAACTCCCGTTACCTGAAGGAGCATTCTCTACAAGTTGCGGGCAACGTGCTCATCGTGGCCGGAGACAACCATTATCTCGGTAACAAGGAGTGCCTGAAGCACCCGTTCTGGGATTGGGCATCGGACAATTACCAACAAGTAGCTGTTATCCCCGGCAACCATGAATTCTACGGAGGTTTCGACCTGGATACGTTGCACGATGGATGGAGCTGCCGGTTACGTTCCAATGTCGCGTATCATTACAACGACGTGCTGCATCTGGACGATACGGACGTGATTCTCACGACGCTCTGGAGCTATATCGGCATGACGGAGGCTTTCGTCGTGCAGCAGGCTGTCAATGACTTCCGACATATATGCTGCAGCGGCAAGACGCTGGATTTCGTGCGGTTCAACGACGAGCATGTACGCTGTTTCCACTTCCTCGGCCGAAGTATCGCTCAAAGCAGGGCACGCCATATCGTCGTGGTCACGCACCACCTGCCCAGCAATGAACTGATGGCCCCGGAGTTTCGGGGCAGTTCCCTAAATGGCGCCTTTGTCGTGGAACTGGGCAGCTTCATCGAAGCCAGCCTCGTCGAATACTGGATATACGGCCATTCGCACCGCAATATCGACCGCATGATCGGCCGCACGCAGTGTCTTTCCAACCAGTTGGGCTACGTTTCGCACAACGAGCACCGTACCTTCGATCCGTCTAAAACGATCGTGTTCTGAGAACTGTATTTTCCAAAATACATTTTCGGTGCAATTTTGAATATTAGAAAATACACTTTTCGCCTTGCAAACGCGGCAGCCCGTAACGGCTACCGCGTTCTTTTCACTCTTCTTCAGGCTCGTCCGGCTCCGGCGTTCCGACCGACGGCTCGATACGTATCGCCTCGCGGTCCGTAGGATGCGGGTGGCGTCCGTGCCCTGCGGCATCGTGCTGCGGAGCATCGCCGTGATCGGTAAAGGGCGGCATGACAAGGTAGCGCTCCACCCAGTCGCGATACTTCCATGCCGAGGTCTCTCGGAACCAGACTTCGTAATCGACCCAATAGGCTTGCAGCATGTTGCTCGACGTGGGCATATCGAAGTAGAGCAACTGGCAGCGTTCGTTGAGTGCCGGCTCATGGTTCTTGGCATCCTGAATCGCCTGATTGACGCGCCGGAACACCTCGAACGGAAGGGTCTCGGCCGCAGGGTCCGAGTTGTTGAGCGTATTGAGGATGAAGCGCACGCGCATCGTGGCGCGCCCCTCGCCGATACGCTGCTGTTGCACGAGGTAGCGGACGTTGGTATAATGAACGAATACGGCGGGGAACGCCACCTCGTACTCGGTATTGTCATGAAGTATGATCCGTGCGAACTGCCCGTTGTCGATGGCTACGGTCTTGAAAAACGGCGGACTTGCCGGATCGTCCTCCCGCTCGCGGATCGTGAGCAGCGCCCGCCGTACGGCAAGGTACATCTCCGTCAGAGCATTCTGCGGAACCTCCTCGGGAAGCGTCTCCCGGGGCGGTTCCGCATGTGTCGTCCTTACGGTGCGTTTTTCGTGTTTGTCCTTGATCATGGCGTCGGGGCGTTGGGTATTCCGGGCAGACCGTTGAAAATGTAGGCGTAATGGCGGGCGATCTCGGCGTCGAGCGTGCGGTTGGGCCCCATGAACTGTCGGCGCACAGCCTTGCTCTTGCGGTATTGGTTGCTCCAATAGGTTCCGTCCGGGGCATTATGCACGGCGGCGTAGGTCGTGGGACCCGAGCGTCGTATGCCCCGGCGCCCGGGCCACGCCACGCTTTGAGGCGCCGCCTCGATCGTATAGGTGATCGAACGGCGGAAGGCGGCCTTACGTCCCGGAGCCGGCTTGGTGCTTTTGTTGTCGCTGCGCAGCATTCCCGATAAGCTCTGTTCCAGCAGCCCCGAATGCCGCAGCACGGGATGCGTGAAGCGGCGTCCCCAGCGCGAAGCGCGAGGCGCCCACCGATGAGCCGTGCCATAGAAGCCGCCCTGAGCGAACGACTGCTCGAAACGATCCTTGGAGAAACGCCCGGCAAGGTACGTGAAGTCGAAGACCTGACGCTCGAAATGGCTTACCGTAGCGGCCGCAGGTCCCAAACGCAGCCACTGCTTATAGAACTGTTCGGGGGTTATCTCCTTCATGGCAGGTGAAATTTACTCTTGATGCGCCGTACGACCTGCCGCAGGGCGGGCGGCAGCGGACGGCGGAAATAGGGATGCTCGGCCGAGAAGATGCGTCCCCCCCGGCAGAGGCTCTCGCGGAAGGTCGGGTCGATACGCGCTTCGGAGAGCGGCTCTCGCACAACCCCGCTTACAACCCCGAAGCCTGCGGCCGTGAGGTAGCAGCGGCACCCGTGCTCGATGGGCGGGATCAGCTCCGCAGGAAGCTCCCGCTTGGGATAGCTCACGCCTTCGAGCGAGGCGTGCCACGGCCGCACGCGCTCGTCGCCCTGCGTTACGAACATCAGCACGCTCTCCTCAGAGATGCCGATCCACCAGACGGCCATCGCCGCGGCATAACGCACGTCGAGATCCTCCTGCCGGGCCGTCGGGCCGTTGTAGTACCTGAAGATACGCTCGTACTGCGGCCGCTCCTCTTCTTCGAGATTTGCGGGCAGTTCGCACAGCATGGCGTACTCCTCGGCCGCCGCGAAGTCGATCATGTTCTCGAGTCCCGCCACGAGGATATCCCGCTGCCGGCGCTCCCGGTCAGTCGCAAAATCATTCTTGGCGCGCAGGATTTCAAGGGCGCGGTCCAAATCGATCCGCAAGCCGTCGAGCAGGCACTCTACGAGCGACCCCACGCGCAGCTCGACGAGCTCCTCGAAGGCCGTGAGCCGCTCAGCGCTGTCCGTCCAGCGGTCGAGCAGGCGGGAGAATGCCCCGAAAAGCAGCGCATAGGTGCCGTCGTCCGTCTTATCGGGGAGCGAGGCTGCGGCCATCACTTCGCTCCCCGGAGAAAATTTACGACCTGCCGCGCGCCGCGGGCATGTCCGTAACGCTTGTAGTATTCCTCGTCGGACATGATATGGCGGTCGTTGGTGCTTGCGCGCCCCTCGCCCGAGCCTCCGCCCGCATAACCCCCTTCGGGCAGGATGTTGAGCTGGCGTCCGACGTGGATGCCGAACTCCTTCTCCACCTCGTCCGGGGCGATCTCGTACTTGTCCGTCAGAAGACCGTAGAGCTTGATGCGGTCCTCGTTGTTCATCTCGATGCGGTTCGAGTATTTGAACTCCAAGCCCTCCTCGATATATCCCATATCCACCAGACAGGGCACGACCTCCTCGTTCATCACGTTCTCGATGAAACGGCGGTAGACCTCGATACGCTCGCGGAAGATATCCTGATGCGCCTTCGTAGATCCCACATAGCTCTGCGTGGCCCCGGCCATCGACTCCGAGCCGAGGATCATGTTCGAGACCTCCTTGTTCACGAACTCGATAAGGCCCGTGTAGATCTTCTCCGAATTGGACATCGTGAAAGTCTTGATGTCGATCTCATCGTCGAGCCCCGTGACGATGACCTTGTTCTGTGCGGCATTGACGATCTCGTTTGCCAGACGCCTGCGGTCGGCATTGCTTTCGGAGACGGTCTTGCCGTGGATAATCGGCTGCCCATAGGTCGCCGCAAAGCCCACGAAATTGGCGATCGTGAACTTCTTGGCCAGAATCAGGGGCGTCGTGGCCGAGAAAAGGCCCAGATCGCCCGTATTGACCAGAATGTAGTTGCGGCGGTAGGCCCGTTCGGTCAGATCCCAGCCGGGCGACCACATGCCTTGGCGCTTCACCACGCGGCATTGGTTCGGCAACACGTTGCGCCGCTCGATGATGTTGACCTCCCGGAGCCGTCCCGTACGCGAATCCGTGCCGGGCATGATCTCCAGCAGCGTATAGCCGTAGAGCTTGGCTTCGACGATGCCCCGGATAATCTTGTCGAACTGCGTGCCCTGCACCTTCTGGGTCTGGGCCACATCCTTGATATACTTGCCCTTTTCGTTCTGGCGCGCCAACATGTAGCGGTCGCCGAGGATCTGGCTCACGAGCGTCTCGATCACGGCCCGGATGTGGGCGTCCTGCTGCAGACAGGCTTCGTAGAGGTCGATGAGCCTCGAGCGGTCGTCCAGAACGACACCCGCCACGACATTCGAACGAACCGACTTGTAACGGTTCGTCCGGTCGATTTCACGCACGTACTCCTGAATGACTTTCTTGCTCGTGCTGAAAATCGACTCCAACAACTCGTGATTGAAGGTCCCGTCCTGATTTTTCCCCTGCATTTTTTCGCTTTCCCAAAGGGTAGGAAAAGCGTGCGGAAATGGATTACGGAAAGGGGCGGATTCAGACGGCGAGTCGGAGCCGTTTTGCCCGCCGCAAGCCGAAAATCGACTCCGACAGGAGGCAGTCGAAACTTTTTTCCTCATTTTTTTTCGCGCCCTCTCAAGGGGTGGAAAACACACGGAAAAGTCGATTGCGCAGGGTGTCGAATGCAGACAACGGAATTGAAGCATTTTTCGGTTCGTAGAACAGAAAAACAAAACGCGAATACTGACACACGACACCTTCGATTCGCTTCGATTAAATTCTCGCAAATAACTATTTTATAATTATTTACGCTAATAAAATTGTCGCAAAAAAATCGCTGATCTCAAAACTTAAAACATATATTTGCAGCCAAATCAAAGCTTCGATACATGATACAAGAACACATGAAAACCGTCCGTCTGACCCCGTGCGCCGAGAGTAAATTTCCTCTTGTCGAGGGGTTGCGTTTCTTTCACGATACGGACAGCGATCTCTACTATTTCAACGCCACGGAACCGCTCTTGCGTGCCGACGCCGGCAAGGGACTCGGCGTCGAGCGTTTCTTCTCGCTCAGGGAGTGTCTGATCACGCCGCTTATGGAGATGAACGGACTGAGCCGCGAGAGGCTCTGCGTCCGGGATACCGAAGGGAACCTCTACCTCGAAGAGTGCCTTGTCATCCCGTTTATGGCTTACGTCGAATCTTGGTTCTGGCCCTACATGGTTCTGCGTATGGAAGAGCTGCTGAGCCTCGGCGTCACGCTCAGCGACGACATGACCCGCCTGTTTTACCGAACGCGTTTCGGACAGGACGCCGAGGCGCGAAACCACGAAGAGAGCCATGGCCGGTAACAGTATCTTCCAGGATTCCAAAATGGTGCTGGTCTTCAACAGGCAAGGCGTGCTGATCACCATGCACAAGTCGCTGCATGTCGCCTCCGAGACGATGCGTATTCCCGTGCAGTCGATCTCGCTGTGCTGTCTGGGGTACCACATCTCCTGCTACGGCTACTATTTCCGTCATTACGTCAGAGAGAAAGTGGAAGTGGTTCCGCATGAAGATTTCGGAATATTCCGCGTCGAGGAGTACGACCGCATGTGCGGTGAAGTGCGCCGCTACCATGAACCCAAAGAGATGTCGCGCCGCAAGCTGAGCGCCGAGCGGCGCCGCAAAAGACGAAAGGAGGAGACCGATGAGTAGCTTCGAAAAGATCCCGTGCCTCGAAGGCTTCGTGCGCGTGCGGAGGACTTCGGAAGGAGAAGTCGGTTCGGTATGCGTGAACGACCTATGCACGGCGCTCAACCGCGTTCCCCTTATGCGCGACGGTACGGCCGTCCGGCGATGTCCTTCGATGGCGATCCTCGATGCGGAGCATCCGCGCGACCTGTACGCCTCCTTCGACGAGGCCGTGGCGTTCGTGCAGTGGATGGCCCGCGGCAGCAAGCTGCTTCGCGAGCGGAGCCGGGAGCTGCTGCAGACGCTCCAGAAGTCCCGCATGGGCCAGCCGTCCCAGACCGCGGTTCCGGACGACTCCCCGGAGCTGCAGATCATCGAACTGGAGTATGCCGGACACAAGTTTTCGATGCGTCTCGCGGACGGCCGCTACATGGTCAACGCCACCGAGATGGCACGGCCTTTCGACAAGCGGCCCGCCGTCTGGCTCAAACTCTCCGAGACGATCCGGCTGCGGCAGGCACTCGTGGAGAACGGCACCTCGCCCGACCTGCAAAGCCAGATCATCACCTCGCGCGGGCCGGCCGGGGCGACCTGGCTGGAGATACACCTCTGGACGCAGTTCGCGGGATGGCTCTCCCCGGCTTTCGCCGCATGGTGCAGCCACAAGCTCGTCGAGTTGATGCGAACCGGGTGTGCCGTGATCGAGGACCCGCAGCCGTCCGGCCCGGAGACTGCACCCGCAGAGAACTCTGCCCCCGACGTCGCGGAACCCGCGCCTCTGCCCGCCAGCTACGAAGACGCACTGGCGCTGATCGACGCCCAGCACCGCACGATCCGCTCCCAGCGGGAGTTCATCGACTCGAACCGTTACAAGTACGAACACTACAGGCAGACGGTCGAGGACCGCGAGTGGTTCTCGACGACGATGATAGCCAACGAAATCGGCGTAAGCGCCATCGCCCTGAATACCTTCCTGATGGACGAAGGCGTGCAGCGGCGCGTGAGCGGCGAGTGGGTCGTAGAACCTCAGTTCCGCCACCTGCGCGATCTGCACATCTACGAGTGGTACAACCACCGGACGCGCCATACGAACAAATACAAGATCGACGGATGGACCCCCGCGGGCCGCGAGTACATCATCGAGCTGTGGGAAAAACGAAACGGACGGTTATGGACCCGATAGAAGGAATCTTGAAACTCTTGCGTGAACTGACCTCCGTGATGGAAGAGAACGGGGCTCCGGTCGACGCTACACGGGCCGAGCTGTGCCGCGAGCAGATGTGTCTGGGAACACCCCACGATATCGCGCGGCTCTACCGGCACGGCTACGGCAGCGTGCTGCGCCCGGGACTCGTCGTCGTGCGGGAAGCAGACGGACAGCGCACCCGCAAGCTGCGGATGGTGCAGCTTATGGCGACCGAAGAGGGATGCGTGATGTACCAAGGGGGACGCTGCCTGCTTCGCGAAGCGGGGCTGACCCCGACACAGGGACGCCTGCATCTGCTCACCGGAGGCCGCACCGATCCCGAAGTGCAGGCCCGTACGATTTTGAAAATCATCGCCGCATGGTCGGCGCCCGAGAACCGGGAGGCCGTGGAATACTGCCTGCGCTCTCTTGAGTCGAATCAAAATGAAATAAGTCGTAACCGTATGAATTGAGTCGACTCTATTCTTCTTGGATAGAATCAAATCCAATTAAACTCAATTCGTATGAAACTGAAACGAACAATGACTTTCGACGAGATGGCCCGCCACATGGAAGAGCACACCTACCGCGTCGCCAACAGGGTCAATGTGGGAACTTACGCCCGATCGCTGGGATATCACACCTACAAACCGATGATTGCTGGCAAACTGCGCTTCTTTTACGTCAACGACGCCATGCCGGACGATCCCGAAACCGAACAGAACGAAGCATGAACAGACAATCTTTCGAGAAGTGTTATCCGGGGTTTTCCTACCTGCTGAACCCCGACGAGGAACGTTTCCTCAAACACATGAAGGAGATCGCCTATCTGGCCCGGCGCGGCGAGAAGACCGACTTCACGCGGGCCGAGTACCGCCGCCGTATGGGCCTGCGGGAGTACACTTTCGACCGCTGCGCGCAAGTTCTCTGCCGGATGGGCCTCGTGGTCAAGACCTCCGACAGCAGCCGCAACCACGTACACTACGAGCTCAACGAAGAGGCGTACGAACGGCTGGTGCAGATCGTCTCGGCCACGCGCAACATCGACCGGCTTATCGAATTCTTCAATTTCCACATCTTCCAACTGGGAAAAACCATCCTCGAAGTATCGGATGCCGAGATAAACCGGCTCAGGATATAGGCCGGCCGCGGCGACGGGACGGGCGGGGTTGCGCGGGCCGCAACCCTCTTTTTTTGTTTTTCGATGAAAGCTGGAGGGGTGTTCTGTCCCGAAAACAAGGTTCTTTTTTCAGTTGCCGTTTTATTGGCATCTGGGATATGGGGAAAGTTGGATATATTATATATACAGACTACAGACTATACTTTTTCTCGAAGAAAAAGTATCAAAAAGACTGCTTCTCGAAAGAAAAGCCTGACGGCTTTTCTTCGAATATTTTTCAATGATCAAGTAACGGTTAAAGAAGGTTTATTATCCGTTTTACCAGATAGAGTCGAGATACAGACGAGATAGAAATCAGTACAAGTCCGAGATAGAAACCGGATACCGTCGAGATAGAATCGGGCTCGTATCGAGATATGGGGCGTCATGTCAGCAGTTGTCCCCAGAAGCCATTTCTTCTTTGCAGAGATTGATCATGCGGAACTTGACTCGCTCTGCGACGGCGCGATTGAGAAAATAATTGCCACGTTTGAAGCGGATATCGTCGCTGGAAGTCGACTTCTCGGTCGAGACCTTGATGTCCAGATAACCGTTGATCCAGTAGTAGAACTTGCCCTGCTTGGCACGGGCGCAGTTGCGCTCGATACGGCAGCATTTGGAGTGCCAGATGAACCCTTCTTCGCCCAGCGCCTCCTGCACGATGGCCCGGTGCGCCTCGTAGGCATCGGAGAAGCTGAACGCATCGGCATCGCCCAAGTTCAGATCTCCCTGATAGCGGATACGGCCGCCATTCATCAGCACGCAGTACATTGCCAGCGTATTGTCCGGAAGTATCGTTCGGAAAATGCCCACGCCCACCTGATGCCCCATGACCATCAGGCGGACGAATTTGGGCTGCGTGGGGACGCTGCGCTTATCCAACCGGTCATAGAGGCCGTTCCAATCGTAGCCGTGCGAGGAAAGGGCCTTTTGAAGAGCCTGAATATCCGCTTCGGTCGAATGGGTCCACTGTCCGTCGGTGAAACGCTGCTCTCCGAACGACAGCTTTCCGTCGGGCGATAGCATGGCCCCGACAATGACCGCATCCCACTCTTCACGTACCACCAGACAGACGCTTCCGCAACGTACGCTGCGAATCACATCTCCGACCGTAGGCCGTGAGGAGGCATACCATGCCTCGAACTGTTCGGAAGTGATCGGAACCCGTACGTTCCCGTCGGATATGTCCGCCGAAACGGCGATCTTGATCCTGTGATTACTCAAAAACAGACGGATGCGCTCGGCATCCGTTTCAGTAGCCGGCCTGACCGCCGATAAAAACCGCTTGATGTGCTCTCTGGTCTTTCTCATTTGTGTACTCTGCCTAAACGATTAGGACAGACGCAAATATAACGGAATTATCCGGGAGATGAACGAAACTGCAGCGTTTTATTATGATAGTCCCACGAAAAGACCGTTGAATCGCAGTAATTTACAGCCGCCCTCCGTTTCGTAGGTGTCGGCAGTTTCAAAATATTCAACTTTGAATTATTTAGAATACAATAATTCAAATCCGAACAAGTGCAGAAGACGGAAAAACCGCGCCGTATGACGACAAATATACTCCGATTCATGATGTCGGAGCTGAACTGCTAAAAATAACGAAAAACCCGGTTTTCGACAGGATGCGTACCGGGTCTCATATCCCTGTCAATATCCGACACCGGAAACGAATGTGGCAGACCCTCGGCTGTTTCATAGCCCGAACCGGTTCTGACGCCGTTTCGGAATGCTGCGGACGGTTAATTGTCCCCACCGGAGATACTGTCAGCATCCGGATCGCAAAAAACGACCCGAAATACACCCTGTTTTCTGCGAGATAACTGTAATGCGAGAATCGGGTATAACGACAAGTACAGCTTCGACTTCGATGCAATTAAGTCGAAATAATTAGAAAGTGGGACTTGAAAATTCACCCCGAGGAAGCGAATGGAATACGCAGCGGAGAGGATACCCACCCCCGTCTTTTTATTTTATTTAGCTCGCTGTAAATCAACGTTTTATAATTTTTCACTTTGCAGAAAAGTGAAAAAAACGCCCCCTTTTCGGTGGTTCAGCACCCGAAAAGGCCCGAAACCATCAATCTAAACTAATGCCACATACCCACAAACGCACTGAAATAGTGTTAATTAGGTCAAATTAAATGCAATTAAGTCGAAATTTTCGCCTTCAAAATCGGCCCTTTTGAAAAAACACCCAAGCAAAAAATTTTTTCACTTTTTGCTATTTGTTGAAATTCAGCAGCTTACAATCTTTTCCTCGCGCGCGTAGGCGTTCCGCTGAAAAAAGGTTTGAAAACGCCCCGTGTAGAAAATATTTTGCAAAAAAGTTTGGAGATTCAAAAAATCCGTTTTAAGCTACTACCGAACGCAACAGAAAGCGATAAGCCGTTGCAAGGTTCTTTAATCTTTGTTTTCAAAATCGGCCTACACACACGACCGAACACACGAAACAAAAAAAACGCTCTTTGAAACTTTGTTGCTTAATCGCGGGTAACACCGCGAACGCACACCGAACGCTATGCGGGTTATACTCGCATTAGGGTAGCATCTGATGCGCCCCGTCCGCGTCCCTGCGTTGCAATGATTGACAAAATACAGGTTTGCGGGGATTGATTTCCCCGCTAACCGCAAAAAAACGTGTAAAAGCGTCAATAGGATAACTATGTCCTATTGCGAACCATAACAAAAACAAATGTTTAACTTTCAAAACTTTACGAAAATGAAACAGTTAGCTATCAACGTGGTAAAAAACACCGCAATCGAAAACATTGTTTGCACTCCGAACACGGTAATTTTAGCCAAACAGACCGTCAGCACCAACGCAAAGACGGGCGAGGTATCGACTACCGTGCGATATATCGAAGTGTGCCCGATTGAAAAGACTGACCCGCTTTTCATCGTTCAAAGCCTGTTAAAATACATTGTTGCGGAGTTTTTCGTCTGCAAAGACCTTGAAACGGATTTTGCGGAAACGAATATCACGCAAAGGAAATTGTTTAATCAATTCCTTACGGGAAACACGATTTACCGCACCGATTCCAGCGGTAAAATCGCAAACGCCCTTATTTCGGAGGTTCCGTTAAACCGCACCGCGCTCCGCGTCCAGAAAACGCACGCCGTTGTAACCTGCAAACCGGAAAACCGCAAAGCGGCTATTTACCAGCACGCAAAGGCCGTCCGCGCACAATGCGCCTATATTAGCCTAATCAAAGACAAGGCCGAAGCAATCGACAAGGCCGCCGAAAAGAGCGAAACCGCGACCACGGCGAAACCCGCACGCCGTACCGCTCCGACCGCATCGGGAAAGAGCGCACCGGCAACCGCCGCCGCATAGATCGGCCCGACATATCCAAACCGCGAACAGACCGCGCCCGAAAAGGTGCGGTCTGTTTTTTCATGCCCCGTTCCGTTATGCGTAACGAGGTAAACCGCACAGGCAAAAAACATTTTCCCGCCGAAATCGCGGGGGCATTATGCCCTGCCGCGAAGCCGTTTTTCCCCGGCGAAATTCACAGACAAACACCGCAAAACCATGAAACCGCAGCAAATTATCGACAATTATTGTCGGCTCTACGGGATAACTGTGCCCGAAATCGACTACTCCGAAACGCAGTTTTTCGTCGCCATCGCCTCTGACCGCACCGAGGTCATGCGCTACCGCAAGCCCTCCGCCCTTTTGGGCCGCATCGTCTGCGAGGCCATGAAGCGCGGGGTCGTCCTCTACGTCCATAACGGCTGGGTAAAGCTCCTGACGTGGGAGAACTGGAAACAGACATGGGCCAAACTCTTCGTCCCGAAAAATCGCGACACGCAACCGGAGCCGAACACCGTGCGCCCGTACCGCTCGGAGATTTTCGAGCAGGCACAGCAGGAGCGTCCGCGCAAGAAACCCCAGAAACACGGGTTCCGCCGCACCTTCAACGCCAATTTCGCCATGAACCTTTACGGTCCTACGCGCGGCATCCGCACCGAGGTTCTCGGGCAAGGGGCCTAATCTACACGGCCCGATATACACGGCTCGCCGAGGGTTTTCCCGCAGGCGTGGCGTGGCAAACTATCGGCGCATCGGTTCGGTGCGCTTTTTTCATAACCACAAATCATTTACAACCATGACTAACATGACAACTATGCCCGCATGGCTGGGCATCCCTGCACACAAACTCGCTCAGTGGCGGCGCGAATTTGCCGCCGCTTATCCCGCGCTGGCCACGGCTCGCGCCAAGCGGCCCCGCATCCGGCGCGAACGGCGCAGCGAGCTGGTTTTCTCCACGGCCCGCACGGTACGGTAAAGCGCGGCGGACGAACGCTGTTTTCCCGGCGGAAATTTGGCGGGAAGCCCCGATACTGCTATATTTGACATAACAAATTGTTATACAAATGATTACAAAGTTTACAGGGGCGGATTTCACAATCGCCTCACCGGTAGACATATCCCGTCTGGAAGAGTTAACAGGCGCAGCGTCCGGCATGATCCGGCCCATACCCTCGAAAACGGTCGAGGAGTGCGGGTTCGAGCAACTTCGCATGTTCCTGCACAAGTACGGCCTCTATACCATGCCGACCACGGAACTCATCGAATACCTCGCGGGTATCATCGCCGGAAAGCGCGCCATCGAGATCGGAGCCGGCATGGGCGTCATAGGCCGCGCGCTCGGAATCCCGATTACGGACAACAAGATGCAGGCGTGGCCCAGCGTCAAGGCATACTATGACTTGATGCGCCAGCCCACAATACGCTATCCGGCCGACATCATCGAGCTGGACGCACACGAGGCGGTGAAGCGTTACCGCCCGCAGATCGTCATCGGCAGCTATATCACCCACAAATGGCGGCCCGGTATGGACTCGGGCAACCAATACGGCGTGGACAACCTGAAAATCGCCCGTAAGGTGGAGGCGTACTACATGATCGGCAGCCTCACCACGCATCTGAAAGACCCGGCTATGAAGCATCTCGACGGCATCGAGCGCCACGACTTTCTCTATACCCGTAGCGGAAAAGAAAACTCCGTCATATTCCGCTGGAAGCGGTAGCTATATACTTCCGCCTGTTACAAGCAGTCCGCATCTTCGGGCTGCTTTTTTGTTGAACCATAAAAGACGATTTCATGATAATCCATTGCGAAGAAAGACTGCGCGAAGCGCGGGAGTATGCCGCACAGCTCGGCGACCGTTCGCTACGGGAGTGCCTCGAAAGACTTGAAAGTTGGGAGAGGGACGGGCGCACGGTGCATCTGCACAGGGATTTCGCGCCTTATTCCTTCGGGTTCAGGTTGTGTGGCCCCGACGGAGAGCTGGTAATGAACGGCGGGTTGCTCTACCACGGTACACCCGACCGGTCCTGCGCGTGGACAGAGAACCGTGACGACCTCTGGCAGACGCACACCTGACACGTTCAGAATCCCCAAAGACCGAACACGACCGATACCGGCCGTGTTTTTTATGCCTTTTCGTAACCATACCCGCCATGAGCGGGCCTATTTTTCAATGTGGCCTCGGTGCCGATGAATTAAACAACGGATAATTATGAGCAGACAATTACGCATCGCGAGCGTCTATAAGGTCGAACTCGAATACGGCGGCCTGTGCAACGACGAGCAACGGGCATTCCTGCGGCTTCTCTATCTGCTGGACATCAAAATTGACTGCCAGAGCGATGACGAAAACAATTTAGAGATCAGTCGCTCCGAACTGGAACGCCTGCACGGTATTCTTGCCGGAGACAACAAAACCTACACGGAGAATACCGAGGCAATTGACGAAATTCTCTCGGAAGCGAACATAACGCGCGAGCGTATGACGGAGGCGCTCTGTGTGATGATTACCTGCAGCGATCAGAACGACAGCCTCGTACACATCTTTTGCGAATGAACGTAAAACCCTGACAATAATGAACAAAACCGAAAAATATTCGCACAAGCGTTATCGGGAGATACTCCGGCAAACGCATGACAACGCCGGTCGTTATGCCTTCTGCCACCGCTGCCGGCGGTATATGCCCATGGAACAGTCTGACGACCCCTGTGTTTTCTGCGGTCATACTCAATGGGATTCGGCCAACCCGCTCAAACGGGAGATTATCAACACGAGGGTCTTGCGGCAATATATGTTCGAGACCTTCAAAGGCTCCGTTGAGCCGTTCACGGCGTTCGGCAAGCGCAAATGGAAAAACGGGCATTTCTTCTACCGGAAGGCGCCGACCGCAGAGGGTCAGCGACAGTTCTGCAATGCCGAGCTGTGGTGCGTATCCCACCATGGCATGAACGGTTATTTCCTCAGCATGTGCGCACGCTGGAGCAATCGGTTCATTTGCCGGGACGGCAGCATGGAAGAGATGTCGTTCCTGAATTTCCTGACGTTCGAATCGCCCGCACTTTGCCCCGACACCAACACAGACAAGGATGACGCATTCTATTTCGATCGGATCTTCGAGACAATGGTCGCCTGCCGGCGCATGTTCCATGAGATTTCGTTCAAGGCGTCAGATGCAAACGGGCAGGAGCGCACGGTCGATGCGCATGTCGAAATCTGCTGTGAAGATATGTCCCTCTACGAGAATGCTCTGAGCGGCAGCATCGGATACGATCACCTTCTCAAATTAAGCTTCACATGCCTGATGACCGCTCTGAACGACTTTACACTGATTCCCCGCTACTGGGGATATAAAGAGTGAGATGAAAAGAACAGCAGCGATCAAAGACCTCAAGCGAGGCGAGTATTTCCGCCTGACCGACAGCGACACGGCCCCGGTATGGGTGCGCGGCGAGTACAGCCGTGAGGCGAAAAAGTACAGCACCCACCGTTTCGACGACGTGAATCACGAACGACTCATGCGCGGCGACCGGCTCGTCCGGGTGGGGTTCACATTTTAACCTATTAAAAAACAATGCAATGAATATATCGAACAAACCGACGAACCGTATTCTGGTCAAAGCGCGCACAAGCGATGAATGGGACTCGTGCGACTTTGCGATCATCTCCATTTCGGAGGGCTGGCGAAAGACGCAACTCGAACGGCTCGAAGCCATCGCATCGTTTGCGAATGACCTGTCTTTCTTATCCATGCACTTTTTCGACGGTGCGGCGGATTTCTACCGGGCCGGAAGCGACGGGTTCCCGGACATCGACGAGCTGCTGGGAGACAACGAGTGGGCGTTCGTGGAGTTGACACAAGAGGAACAAGACGCTCTGACTCCGCCCGAAAGCTGCCTGGACTGTTACAAGATGGTGCTGTACAAGGAGGGGGAAGCAAAATATACCGCCTACGGCAAGCATACGGACGAAGAGTTCTGGACCGCGAATCTCCCGCTGCGGGAAATTCTCGAACAACTATAACAGGGAAACGAAATGGACATACTGGACAAAGTGCGCTTCATCGAGAGCGACGCCGTACCCAAGGAGGGCGCGGGCGTCAAAGCCCTCAGCACGTCGATCGAGATCACCCACGCCTGCGGCTGCGTGCTCGTGGAGCACTTCGCCTGCGGGCGTACGCCGCGCATGGCCGATGAAACGGCCGAGTGTTATGAACGGAGGCAGGCCGAAAGAAAGTATTTCGTCAAGCTGTGTTCGGAGCATCGGGCACAGTTCGACGCCCGCACCCTCAAAAACGTGAACGACAATGAAAAAGAAAGAGCTGAAAGTACGATTCCACCACGACGATAAGAGCTATTGCCGTGAGTTCTGGGAGATATTTTCTGAGGAGAAGCAGCCCAGTTTCGTCATCCGCGACACTTCGGGACCCGGCGGGTCGTGGCGTGTGGCCAGCGGCGAGTTCTATGAGCCGAGCTTCGAGATTTCCGACGAGGTTACGCTCATCCTCTGCAACAGCGCATGGCAGGAACACCTGCGCGTAGGCAACGACAAGGGACGCTTTCTCGTAGGCTTTCCGACCTTGCAGGAAGCCTGCCGTGAGGCATGGAACGACTTTCCGGACAAACCGGCCCGTCTGCTCGATCTTCCCGATTTCTGGCGATGGTTCGCCCCGCATATCCCGCAAGGACTCCCTTCATGGGAGCAGGACAACTGGCGCGACAACAACAGTCAGACCGTCATGCGCGAAACACTTTTCCGCTTCGACTTCTGCGGCGACGAACTCCAGATCATCCGCACGACAGAGCGCCATACCGAGTGCAGGCTTACGTGGCGCAAGTATTTCGCCGACTGGGCCAATGAAGAACGCTCCTTCAGCTATGTCTGGTTCTTCGGCTACGAGGTGGACAACGACGTCATCGACACCGGCAACCAAGAGACAAAAAAAATAACTCATTAAACGTCTGAACCATGGAAGATAAAATTCTACGAATGTTCTTCGACATAGGCCGTTGGGAGCGGGCTATCGAGAAAGGCGTGGACAAGGACATCCGCAAGGACCAGCTCCTGCGTCTGACCGACGAGCGGACGCGCCTTGCCATGGCTGAGGCCATGCTGCAGGGCCGGTATGCGATCTCACCGCCCCATACCGCACAGATCCCGAAAGAGAACGGCGAATACCGCACCGTCTACGTGAACGAGCCCATCGACCGCGTGGTACTGAGCATCGCCAACGACCTGCTGTTCGACCTGATGCCGGAGATGGTCCACCCTGCCTGCAAGTCCTACCAGCGGGGCATCGGCTGCGGCAAGGTCGTAACTGAAGTCAGCCGCCGGATCGTGGAAGCCTCGAAAGCCGGCTACATGGGCTGGAAAGCCGACCTCTCGAAGTATTTCGACAGTGTACCGATCGCCTTCGTCGATGCGGCGTTCGATAAGGTCGAAGCCAAGCACGGCCATTCCGCCCTGATCGACGTATTGCGGAAATACTATCACTGTGACCTGTACTTTAATCAGAACAACGAACTCCACAGCCAGTACCAGTCCCTCAAGCAGGGATGCGCCGTGGCGAGCTGGCTGGCCAACGTGCTGCTCTACGGTCTGGACGAGGAACTCTCCCGGATGAAAGGCTATTACGTCCGCTATTCGGACGATATGCTCTTTATCGGCGAGGACTACGAGCAGGCGATGAACGTTCTGGAGCAGCGGCTTGGCGCGATGTCCATGCGGCTCAACCCCAAGAAGGTGGAGTACCTGACCGCGGACAAGTGGTTCAAGTTCCTCGGCTTCAGTATCAGGGGCCGTATGATCTCGCTCTCGTCGAGCCGCATAAAGACGTTCCAGAAAGAGATCGAGCGCCGCACGATCAAACAACGCCGCACGACGCTCGCACGAGCCGTCAACTCCGTGAACCGCTACCTCTACAAGGGCGACGGCGAGTTCAGCTGGGCGACGCAGATACTTCCGGTGTGCAACGTGAAGCGGGATCTCGACGAACTGAACCGGTTTGTGCTGGACTGCCTGCGGGCCGTGCAGACCGGCAGACGCAAGCTCGGCGGGCTGGGATACGTCCGCACCAAGTCCGACGGCTGCATCGTCCGGGGCCGAGGCCACAACGTAAAGGCTAATCGCGCCAAAGCCGGCGGCCGGATCGACGGCTACCTCACGATCGGATGTATGCACAATGCACTTCTGACGAGCCGCGGCGTATACAATACGCTGGTAGCTACACTGTAACTCACGCCGAGCACACGGCTGGCGGATGAAGGGTTGGAATTCAATAATACAAGGCACACTTCTGGTCCGGATGGCGAATGCATCTGGACCAGAATCGACCTTGTAAATATCGAGCAAGTAAAGCGATGTGCCGCCAGCCAGACATCCGCACAGAAATACCGGAGCACACCGGATGAAGTTCGAGACATGGGATTTCAGCGCCAAGGCGCAATGCAGCTCTATAGAGAGTCTTGAAGGTCCCTGACCGGCACCTTCAGACTCCTCAAGAGCTGCATCCGCCACTGGCTGACATCAGGCAAATAGAGCCATGTGCCGCCATGATAAGAACTCCATTTCAGCACGGAAAGCGTGATACAAGGAATACAATTCAATGTGCCGAGGTTAATACAGCCCATCTCGCGCCGGCGGAGAGTAGCGATCACTACTTCCCCCGGCGCCATCCCGGCTTCCAAGCCCGGCATCATATCGAGTCGATACAGAGACGTGCCGGTATTCTGAGTGTCATGCAAACAAACGCAGTACAGCGTGAAGTGTCAGGATCAGGATTTCAATAGAGCAGCGTCGAGCAGCTGGAGACACGCCTCGATCTCCTATCGGGATGAGGAGCGTCTCCAGCCTTCCACGCTGCCGCATATCGAACCGATGAAAGGTATGTACCAACCTGATGAGACCTTCAAATCTTAACACGAAGAGGTGCGGTTCGAGGAATGACGTTCAACATGCCGCGAGCAAGAAACTCCCCGGCTGCGGACGTCGTTATTCACTATCGGGAACACGACGTCGCTGCCCGGGACTCCTGCCTCGGCATACATCGAAACAGTAAAGCGACGTGTCGGTCATCCGGAGAACCGCAAAAAAACACCGAGCGCACGGCAGGGAAGCCGGGGCCGGAATTTCAATGAGGCAGCGTCAATCGCGGTCCAGCATCATCTCCTGCCGATCGTGTCGCTAATCGCTACGATCGTTCGGAGATGACGCGAACCGGCTGCATCGCTGCCGCACATCGAACGGATAAAGCCATGTGCCATTCCGAACGAGGCTTCCCAAAGGGGTAGCGCAGCCCCGAACACCGCACGAGGGATCGGATTCAACGATACAGTCTCCACCAGGATACTGAAGACTGCGGATCCTCGCCATCAGTATCCTGGTTTCCACTGTACCTATCGAAACCATAGAGCCATGCGCCGGCGATCCGAGTGCAAATAATTAAAACACAACAGCGATGAGCAATATCTATCAAGAGGTCGTCGAGGCCGTCGAAGCGGGAGCGAAGTTCATGATCGACTTTCCCTCGCGCAGCCTGAAAGTGGGCGGCAAACAGATTATCCGCAACGGCGAGTACGACGGCGAACTGGGCGTGGAGCCCTGCACTCCGGAGGAATTTTTCTCCCGAGTCGAGGAACTCTATCATGTTTACAAACACTCCATTCCTTCGGAGCGCAGCGAGAGCCGGTCAAGGCGCTACTTCAGGGCACTGCCCGAGCGGGAGCTGAGCGACGAGGATATGCTCTACGGCCAGCGGCGCGATCGTGCGCAGGCCGAGCTGGAGCTATACGTCCTCTGCCAGATTCTCAGCGGCCTGAAGTGGAATCCCGAGACGATGGGCTGTTGGTTCTGGCAAAGTAAGGAAGACAAAGATCTGGTAATACTCCGGCAGTGGGTAGAGCCTGACTATAACAACCAATCAATCACCAATTAAAAATCCAAACGAGATGAGAAAAACGAAAGAGACGAATGTCACTTGTCCCGCGTGCGGGACGCAACTTGCGGTTACGGGCAACGGGGTTGCCGTAGCCGTAGGAAATAAGGCACAGCCGAAACTGCCCAAAACGGCGCAGGAGCGTATCGAGGCGCTGAGCCGTGCAGGCGTGGATGTGAGCAACCTGTTCGCCATGCAGGGTTCGGGCGGCGGAGAGTACGTCGTATCGAACAAGGACGGCAAGCTGTCGATCCTTGCCGACGACGACCCGATCTTCTGCGCCATCCTCTCGCAGGGCACCGTCCCCAACCGCCGCCTGTTCCGCCGCTGGGTCATGGCCCAGATGTTCCACATGCTCTCATACAAAGAGCGGTTCTGCAAGGAGCCCGTGGGCGTAACGGAGATGATCCGCCGCATGGGGTACGAGTACCAGTGGAGGATGCTTCTCGATGAACTACACGCCCAGATGAAGATGGAGCCCCGCGATCTGGCGAGTTTCACCGAGCGCAACCGCTGGTTCAACGCCGCTGTGGCTGGGGCCATGGCGCAGGAGTATGTTGAACATCTGACCAAGCACGTGGATGCGTTGCCCGTGAAGAAGTGTACGGGCATCCCCTACAAATGTGTCGGGGGCGAGAACATTTTCGAGCGGGACCTGTACAACAAACTCTACGGGCCGCTGAACCGGGCTGCGGGACGTATCCGGTATGCCAAGAACGCCGCACAGCTCTACAATGCCGTCAAAACGTTCGACGATCTGCGCGTGAGGCTTCCGCACGAAACGCCCCAGAGTAAGGAGTGGACAGATGCCTACAAGGGCTCCGGCGCCTTCTACACCATGCAGAACCTGATCCGCTTCCACGGCTGTCTGGCCGTCGATGACAAGGGAACGCAGTTGGACAAGGACCGATCGCTCGTCTTCCTCTCGCTTCAGGCCGACCGGTACAAGAACGGCGGGGGCTGGCGCATGCTGGCTATGCTCAAGAAGATGCTCTCGGACAACGGCATCGACATTCAAAAGAAGATGAAGGAGTGGAGCCAGCGTAAGACGAAGTAATCCGCACGTCTGGCAGGCACGATACGACGGACCGGGATATTTCAGATCGTCTTCCTTGACAGGATCCTGAGGCGTTGGCTACACGCCGCTGCCTCAGGATCCTCCCGGAAGACTATTCATCAGACGGATAAAGCCATGCCCCGCACCGGTAGCCGTATCATTTTTTTCAAACAACTAAAACACTATTCAAATGGAAGAGAAAGAGATATCGGAAGTGCTACTCGATATAGCAGACGACCTCAAACGTAACAGCGATCAATCGTGGGACCTTACCAACGACTGCGGCGAACCGACCGTGTTCGATGCCCGGAGCGAGCTATACATCAGGAACATCACGCTCGACAAGGACGGTGATGCCTGCGCACTGATTCCGCTGGGACATTTCGAAGACGACACGATCCGCGAGGTCGCCAAAATGATGCACCGATGAACCGTCTGTTCACACCGGGTATCGAATGTACCGACCCCGACTCGCTCCAATTCTGCCTGCGGATCTCGGACACGGAATATTGGTACTGCCAGCCTAACATCTACCACAAAGATCTGCTCCCGGACGCCGACACCCCCGCTCAGCGTATCCTCTGCCGATATCTCGGCTATCCCAACGACTTCCTGCGGGACATGCACACCGACGCAGAGGTGCGTGCCTTCGCCTCCGACCGTATGCTGTGGATGGAAGGCGAGATCGACGCTGCCGATTTCTCGCACGAGGAACAGGAAGAATTGCTCCATGACTACGGCTACAACCGGGAATCTTTCTCCAGCGACGCCGAACGCAACCAGATCATCTGCGAAAACCACTTCGAGCAATATCCGCTCGACTACCGGAACGACATCTGATTCCGAAAAACACTGCAAACCGAATAATAACGAACCTTTTAATCGTCCATATCATGCCTAACTGGTGTTGGATCTCCTATATTGCGGTAGGAGATAAACAAGAGATACACGATCTGTATAACAAGATGAAATCGCTGGAAGATGCCGAAAAATCCCTTGTGGAAAACGATTTCGGCAAGACCTGGCTCGGTAACCTTGTGACGATCCTCGGCGGCGACTGGAACGCGATACGTTGCAAAGGATGTTTCTCCGAACTTCATATCGACGACGAGGGAGCCCTGAGATTCGAGGCGATGTCCGCATGGGCTGAACTGAGCGACTTACGGCAGTTCATTCAGTCGAAATACCCTTCGCTCCACCTTTACTATAACGCGGAAGAATCCGGCAACTGCTACTATGTCACGAATGACGCAGAAGGAAAGTATTTCCCGGAACGTATCAAAGTAGACGAGCAGAATAACGATCCGGCATATTGCAAGACATGGGAGGAAGCCTTTCAGGTCATCAGCGAAAGAACCGGCGCGGAAATTCATAACAGGGAGGAGATGAACCGGGCACTCGAAGCCTATAACGAAGCACACGAGGATGCGGAGATCAACATCCATGAGTTCACAATAAAATAACCGATCCCATCTTAACCCATGAATCCGCATCATTACGAAACCCTCTGCCACCGTGGGTACGACATCGGCATCTACTATGATACCTCTCCCGAAAGCCCGCGCGAGTGGGACAACCTCGGCACATTCTACACCGCCCACTGCCGCTACCGGCCCGAAAAGGAGTTCGACGAGTATTTCCGGAGAGAGGAGGTATTCGACCGTTACGGTGATTTCTCCGACTCGTTCGAGAAAAAATACATCGCTCTGAAAATCTACCTCTACGACCACAGCGGACAGACAATCTCCTCCAGTCCGTTCTCCTGCCCGTGGGACAGCGGGCTATTCGGCATCGTGGCCGTAAGCGTCGAGAAAGTCAAGAAGGAATACGGCTGGAAACTACTGACCGCCGCCCGCCGCCGTAAGATCGAAGAGTATCTGCAGGGCGAGATCGACACCTATGACAACTACCTGCGGGGCGAGGTGTACGGCTACCGGATCACCCCGGCCGACGACAAGGACGACGTGCTCGAAAGCTGCTGGGGCTATTACGGCAAGAGCGGCCTCGAACAGCTCGAAGACGAGTGCCGGGATATGATCGATCACCTGATCTCGGAGAAAGAGCGGCGGGAGCACGAGGAACATTTACGCATCTTCAGGCCGGAACTGCCATTCCCCGAATTGGCGCTCAACTGATATCGAAACGATGTATACAGTTATCAAAACAATGACTCCGGCAGGCTGTATCGACCTGCGGGATGTCGACGAGGGAAAATTCTACGGCTTCGGAGCTGTGATAGAAGGCCGCAAGCGGCGTATCGTACAGTACGGCACCGATTACTTCTGGTACGATGACGAGCGGGAGCATGTCTTGGGATACGGAGCACCGACCGTAAAAAGGCTTCTCGACGCGACGCTCAGCGACCGGTGGAACTGCGTATATGCTTTCCCTACCCAAAAAGAATATGACGAATGGTTCAAAACAATGAATATGCCATGAAAAGTTCCGAACTCAAATACCGTATGGTCAAGACAACCGACCAGTATACTCTGAAAGTCAAGATTCGTCTCTCGGACGACTGCCATAACGGACATGCCGATTTCGCCATCACGGGCGACTTCTACGATTATGTGGACGGTGGTCATTGCTGCGGTTGCATCCATGAAATCATCGAGGCGATCTGTCCGGAGTTCAAGCCGTTCATCGACCTGCACCTGTGCGACGCCAAAGGAGCGCCCATGTATGCCCAAGGGAACGGGTTCTACCATCTGCAGAACAGTTCCCGCGAGATGACGATGAAAGAGCTGCGCATCACGCGGCAGGAGTACGACAGATTCCTGCGCGAGGCCGAAGATCAGCTTTATTTCACATACCTGCTCCAGACGATGGGGATTCCCGAGCGATGGGAAGAAGAGGCCCGGGCCGCGATAAAGCAGTTGGAAGCTCTTACCGGCGACACCTTCGAGGACGCCTCCGTCCGCTATCAGTTTACGCCGCTCACCTCCGAGGAGATGCAGCTTGTCGAAAGACGCCTTTCCGAAGGATATTATCTGCCGGAGAACATAAGAAGACGTAAACGGGAAGCCGCGCTCGCCGCCAAGCGTCAGAAGATCGCCGATCTCAAGGCAGCGGCCCTGCGTCGAAAGCAAAAGATCGACCGGGAGCTTCAGGTCGAACTCTATCTGTTCAAACTGGGCGCTCCGCTGGAGAGTTTCATCTATTACGATCACTCCAACGAGGTGGCCTTCAACTGGACGCACCGCATCTATGAGCGGGAGCGGATGAGCGAAGAGCAGTACAACGCCCTGATGAAAAAGATCGACCCGACGAAACTTCCCTCTGGGATTACCTTCAAATTCAAACCCGCAGCTTGATATGACACTCGAAGACTTCATCAACGAAAAACTCTGTCCCACAGGAAAAGTTACGGTGTGGGACGAAACCATCATCCGTACGGCACTCGAGTTGGGCGACAAGGACAAGCTCTCCGACCAGCTCATCTCAATGTGCCGGCGGGCCGGAGTGCCGGTGCCCACAGATCTCGTTCTGCCGGGCGCAGAACGAAAGAACACCTGAATACGAATCATTTAATCCGAAATAACATGCACGAAGCAGAACATTATCTCCGCAATCCCGAAACCCCGAACTCTCTGTATATTCAATATCAGGGACGGCGTCGGCGCTTGTTTTTCAACCGGGAACGAAATGCCATCGGAATCGTGGCTCCCGGGAAACGGACGCGAGGTTACCATTTCAGCAACTGGAACGGAATCGAAAAAATATTCTGGCCGGCGCCCGCCGAAGATCCTGCGGAAGCCAACCGCCGCCTGATCCGCAAGTTCCAGCGCGAAGCCGCCAAGGCAGGATTCACAAGCCCGTTCATCCGCAAAATCCGGAATGCCGATTACGGCAAGGACCTCTACGAAAACGGCATTACCACCGGAACCCGTATCGACGGGCAGATCATCTCGCTCGAAGCCGTACGCAAATGGTGCGGCGAGGGAATCTACCGGAATTTCTGCGAGGCCGTCAAAAACCGCACACCGTACCATTCGGTACAATTCGACTTCCGGGGCTACGACGGCTCGCTCTGGGTGGAACCCCACGATAAGGATGACGGTTATTACAACGCCGGAGACCTGAACGCCGGATTCTCGAAAGAGTACCGAGGATGCGGTAACGGTTATTATTACCTGCTGATCAACGAGCAGACATTCATCGGCTACGATATAGACTGAATCATCCGACAACACACAAATCATGATGTACACACAAAGAGAACCGCAAGTGGGCGATATCGTCACCATGCCCATGCCTTTTCTTGGCTACCGCCGCATCGAGCTGATCGAAAAGCTCCAGTACGCATGGCGGGCCCGTATCTGCGACAGCGGAAGGGAGATCGAAGTCCGCGAAGACGAATTCGAGATGGACGACGAATAAATCATAGCAAACCAATAATCAATAAATCAGATGGGACAGAAAATCTATACCAAAGACGAACTCGTCGCGCTGATCGACCGAATAGGTTGCAACAGCGGCGGGGAGATCGAAGTGACCGGACTCAACGGCGGAGAAGACCTCTCCGTCGTAATCGCCCAGACGGAGTGGTACGACACGCCCGTATGTTTCGTGGGCGGTTACGGCAACAGCGTCGCGGCAATCGACTTCGATGACGTTGCGAAGAAGCTGCCCGGCGTATTGGACGACTACTTCGATAAGGACTCCGTCTTTACGGTCAAGGAAATTTCCGCAGATATTGCGTCCGCACTTACTCCGGAAGATGAGAGCCAGATCGAAGTGTGCGAATGCTGCGGCGGACGGGATATCGCTCCCGAACTTTACGACTTCGGCTGGTGCATGCGCACATGGTGTCCGGACTGCGAAGAGGAACATTATGGCACTAACCTCAAAGAGTACAAGGAAAAGATCGACGCATGGTGGGATTCGCTCGACGACGATACGGCGAGGCTCTTGTCCCGAGAAGCTGAGGACCGCCAAGCGTGGTGGCGCTCGCTTACGTTCGATCAGCAACGGCAGCTGTACAAGAAGGTTTTCTGGGACAAAGACATGACGGATTACGACGAATAACGGAATAAATACATGAAACTGAAAGACTTACAAATAACCGACGATCTCTGGGACTTTATCGAGGCAAACGTCCCGAACTACCACGAGCGCGAGGAGGTGCTGCGTCAGGCGCAGCTTCAGCTGTTCATCGACGGCCACGAATCCCCCGTGGCCGGCATCACGCGTGATGAAGCCATTTTGCTGCGCGACAATATCCTGTACGGCCTTTTCGCTGAGGCCGTCGTGGCCTTCACTCGCCGCACGCCGGAGCAGAAAGCTCTGGAGGCGAAACTCGATACGATATACGGCAGCGAGGAGCTGCGGGAACGGTTCACCGAAATTCTGATCAGCGAAACGATGACCGACACGGAGCCTTATCACAAGGTTGCCCGCAGCGTTATAGACGCCTATATGGAGCGGGATTGCGATGCGTTGCTGATAAGCATTTGCGGCTGGTCAATCTCGTCGCTCGCCGAGAAAGTGCTGAACAATCAATAACGACCTACTTATGATGCAACGACTTCGTGACAACCTTTATGTGCTTGTCGAGTTCCCCGAAGACAGTTCATTTTTCGAAGAGAACGACATCGGCTACCCATCATTCAATAGCGAGGACAACGGCGCCCGATACGTCCCGCAGCGCAATTATATCGACCACTTCAAGAAAGACCCGGAGCCGAACAACTGCTTCAGACCTTTCCGCTGGCCGGAATCCCAGTCGTACCTGTTCCCCGACGAGCCGAACGATGAGGTCGATACGCTGAACGAACCCATCAGCGACGAGAAAGGTCTTGCGGACTTCGGGGAACAAGCCGTCTGGGTACCGTTCTGCAACATCAAAAAACCAACGACATGAAGACACAAAAACTGACAACCTATTTCTTCGGCCATAAGGTCGAAGTAATGCTCGCGCTTTCCGAGGAGCACGACAAACCTTATATTTCCGTTCCTCACTCCGTTACGGACAACTTCTCGGAGCGCATCGAGTGCGGCGATCGGCACGGCACGTTCGAGAATCTGCCGGACGACGAGCTGAACAAGAGCGGTCAAGGTTTTGCTCTTTCCGGTAGCTGGCGCATCGTGGAGATCGACTACGAGAAGATCAGCCGCGTGCTGGCATGGGACTATAATTTCGCGCCGGGCGAGGCTCTTACCGAAGAGCTGTTCATCCGCTACTTCGGCGGCGTGATGGGGCGCCACTACTACGAAAAGTGGAGCCTCGTCTACGCTCACGACCTGCGGCGGATGCTGGCCTATTTCGGCAACGACCTGCGCGAGGGGCAGCGTTTCTGCGACATGGTCGCCGAACAGGTCGCCAGATACGAACAGCGCCAGAAACAGGAGAGCCGATGATGCAGCTTCCCAACGGCCTCTTCTACGAGTTGGAAGACCTTCCTGCCGAGGTGCAGGAGCAGGCCATAGAATCTTTTTTGGAGGGCCACAGGAAAATCATCCGCGCCATGATCCGCCAGCGTCGGCGCGACGTGCAGACGATGGGCCTGATGTGGATGATCCACTGTCGGGACATCGCCACTTACGAAAAAATGCAGAAACAGCGGAAATTCACCTATCCGGTTACATGGCGCGGCATCTTCCGCACCATGCAATACCTGCGCAAGTGGGAACGGGACCGCACATGGTGCCGGAAGGTCATCATCAGCAATGTCTGCATCTTTACCGCTGAAGGCGAGTTTATCCCCATATACAATTACGACGACTAAAACCAACGACCTATGCTCAAAGCCGAATACATTCAGGAGTGCCAGTGCGGCGCCGTCACGGTCTTCTTCCCGGGCGGCATCTCCAATTCCATGACGCGGGCCACCTTCGAGGCCCTGCATATCGAGGGAGAGTGGGCTCCGACGAAAGCCTGCAACTGTAACCACTGCGTGAACCACTGGGGCATCGACCTGTGCGAGTGCGGCTCGGGCGAGCCGGTCGGAAAGTGCTCGTTCGGCATGACCACACCCAGCGAGAAGCTCGGCATAAAGCGCCCCTCGCTGGGATTTCTGTTCCGACCTTTACCTTGTTCGATATGGGAATTGTAGAGAAGATCGAATCGTTGCGGGCGCTGGAAGAACAGTACAACGCCCGCCGTGCCGCCGTTACGGAGGCCATCGTGGAGACAATCCGCGGCATCGGCCAGAATCCGTCCGTCCGGCAGATTAATAAGAACTGCTTTACGATCCGTTTCTCGGACCTTATAGGAGCCCCGTGGTCGCCGTCGTTCCACGACTGGCACCGGCAGGCCGAGCTGCTTATCGGGGTACTGCTCCAAAAGCCCGTGCTGCACTGGGGCGAACTGATCCGCCAGTGGGCCGATCGTCCCGGCAAAAAAGGCTCCCGGGCCATCGACGTCGAGAAGATTTCTTTCGGCCGAAAATTCCTTGCCGAGGTCGTAGCCCGGCTTTGATACATTACGATACCGATTCATGCAAGGCGCTGTTTATACGGCGCCTTTTTCATTTTCAAACATTCAGACGCTATGGCAAAAAAGAAAAACAACGACGAGTTGCAACCCTATACGGAGTATCTGGAGCATCTTTCCCGTAACCATGACCGCTCGGGAGTGTTCAACGATTTTCTCACGATGATCGTTTGCACGCTCTCGATGCAGCAGAAGGAAGAGGAGTATCTGGCGACGATTCGCAAGTACACTAAAGAAGAGGTCGAGTTGTTCGTGAAAGCCTTCGCCTCGCTGGTCGACTGGATGGAGGCCCATCCGCTCGAAGACGCGTTCGGGGATTATTTCCAGCAGTATATCTCCAAGGGGCACAACGCCCAGTTCTTCACACCTCCCGCTGTGACGAAGATAATGGCGGCGATGATCGGACCGAGCGACAAAGACGGACCCGTGTACGATCCCTGCTGCGGCAGCGGACGGTTTTTTCTCGCCGCAGCGCAGGAGAACCGCAGCATCAGCTTCGTCGGCGGGGACATCACGGAGGCATGCTGCAAGATGACGCTCGTAAACGCCTGCCTGAACGATGTCGTCGGGGAGGTCTACCACATGGACTCGCTCCGTATGGAGATCTGGCGCTGCTGGCGTATCGAAAGGCTTCCGCTCCTGCGCCTGCCCTATATCCGGGAGATCCCAGTCGCACGGCAGGTTTCGGTACAAGAAAGCGACGGTGCGAGTCAGGCCGCAGGATAAACGAAATCTCCTGCTGTTTTTTCATTTTCCGCTAACATCACGAACCTCATTCCGCTAATCTTTATCAAACACCAACCGATATGAAACAAGTCGTAGAACCTTCCATGGTGGCCCACCTCTGGGCGCACCAGATGCAGGATTACGCCAGAAACTCCGGAGGCAATTTCTACTTCCATAATGAGCACATCTATTCCTACGGCTCACATTTCCGCTGCGGCTCAGTAGTCAGGAACCAGAACGAAGAAACCGCCTACCTTGTTACCGACCAGACATATTCAGTAACTACAGCCAAGCACATGAACCTTGTCCGGGATGCCATTCCCGCCTATCGCACGGTATTTACGACCGACCGGCTCGTGGAAACACGCAACGGCAAGCTGACTGAGTACTTCTACCGGCAGGCCATCTATTACATCGTAGACCGTGTGGAGCGGATCGACGAACTGGCCTACAAGCAGAAGCGGGCCCGCCGGTGCGACTACATCGGCGATATCGAAGATGAACTCCGCGAAATCTCCCGATGGATCGAGTTCTGGGGACTGGGCGCCCGACAACGTTCCGAGGGCGGCAAGTGGTTGCCTTCAGCAATTTCCGCGATGCTCTCGCACCGCTGGACAGACCGAGAGGCTTATTGGCTCAAATGCGGCGGAGGAAGTCAATACAACGGGAAACTCAAATATCAAGAGCTGCTGCAGCTTATCGTGGATATGGGACTATTGGAGCAATCCTCGACAGCCCGTAGTCGCGATGTCCTGTGCGAGCTCTGTGCCCAGTGGACCGACGATGCCGATGTCGCCGCCCGGAGCGTCGTACTGAAACGTCTGATGCGCGATGCCGAGATGAAACGCAACAAGGCCCAGTTGCAAGCCTTTGAAGAAAAAGTCACCAAGTGGCGCCGCGGAGAGATCTACTCACTCTCCGTTCCGGACTGTTATCGCTCGAACGCCGTGCTGCGGGTGCGCGACCACAAGGTCGAAACCTCGCTGGGCATCACCGTCGAGGTGGCCGAAGCCGAACGGGTCTGGAAGCTCATGCGCCGCTACCACGAGCGCAAGGCCGCTTTCCGGCATGATGTGATCCGCGATGCTTCCGACCATCCGTGGACGATAAACTCCTTCGAGAACGACGTCATGCAGGCCGGATGCCACAGGCTCCATTTCGACGATATGGCCTATGCCGCCCGCGAACTCGGGTTAACCGCGTAAATTTCAAATAGAACGAAGATATTATGAAACAGCAAACATCCGCCGAGACCGACCGGGCTATCCGGCCAGCTCCGTCCTTGGCCACCCAAATCAAAGGTATGCTCCGTACTCTCGGAACGAAAGAACTCGATATGGGGCTCGTCGAAAACTCATCGATGGCCCTCTGGTGGGACAATCACGGCAATCCTCACGAAACGACAGTGCTGGCCGTGGGCATCGACGACAAGGACGACCTCTACCTGACCCTCGACGACGACTGCGGCGGGGATGTACAAATCTGGGAGAGCTGCGGCCAACTCTCGGACAACGATCTGGAACTCGTTCTGGAGAACATTCGGGAATGTATGGCCGGCTGCAATAAAATGTCGTTCCGCGAACTGGCCGAAAGGGCCTTTGCGCTGCCGGAAGGCGGGACGATCTCATTCTCCTGCAAAGAATCGGGCGATGGCTACGGCTGGGGGATCACCAAAACCCGGCAAATCGACGCCGACCTCGTCATCGTCGGCATCTACGGCGGAGGTATGACCTTCCTGTATGACCTCACCGGAGATCCGGATGCCGAAGAGCTGGCTGGATTCTTTCGTAATATCCTTACTGCATTCACACCGGATGGTGTTTGGCTCAAACCCCAGGAATAACCAATAATCCTCCCATCCGATAATCACCCGAACAATGATCAAGATCACATTTTCCGAATACAATGCGCTCCACAAAGACTATCGCGGTCTGGACCATTGAACGCGACGACCTTCCGAACTGGGCCGAAATCCGCGACAAACACATGGGTAAACGTACCATGCTTCATTATGATAACGGCGCCACGGTGCTGCTCGTCGAGGGGCTGGACTTCGAGATCATCGCGGACAATTGCCTCACTCACTCTTGACTTAATCCGGATAACCAATACGACACGACATGAAACAGCAATTCGACAGCGAACTCCGGTTGTCAAAGGCTAACCGGATCATGCTCGAACGGATCAACACGATTCTGGAAGAATACCGAAACGACGGTTATGTGCTGACACTGCGGCAGCTTTACTATCAGCTCGTATCGAAAGACATCATCCCCAACAACGACCGGGAATACGCCAAGCTGAGCAATATCCTTAAAAAAGGACGCATGGCAGGCATCGTCGACTGGTCGGCCATCGAGGACCGCGTGCGCGTGCCCAAGCTGCCGTACTGGGTGCGCGACGTGCAGCATGCCATTCAGGACACCATCGAGCAGTACCGCATAAACCGGATGCAGGGACAGCAGCGCAACATCGAGATATGGGTCGAGAAGGATGCGCTCTCGAACGTGCTCTTCCGGGTAACGAGCAAGTACCATATCCGGCTGATGGTCAATCGCGGGTACAGCAGTATCTCGGCCATGTACGACGCCCACCGGAGACTCCGCTCGGGCGACGTTATCCTTTACTTCGGCGACCACGACCCTTCGGGGAAAGACATGGTCCGCGACATACGCGAGCGGATGAAGGAGTTCGGACGCGAGGTCGACGTACGCCCCGTGGCCCTGACCATGGAACAGATACGCCGGTTCAACCCGCCGCCCAATCCGGCCAAGATCACCGATCCCCGGGCCAAATGGTATATCCGGGAATACGGCCGCACGAGCTGGGAGCTCGACGCCCTGCCGCCCAGAGAGCTGATCCGGCTCGCGGAAGAGGCGGTCGAGGAGCTGATCGACCTCGACCAGTACAACCGGTGCCTCGACCGGGAACAACGGGATATCGAGGAACTGAGATCATTTTTCAATGTTTGATCAACCTGCTAAAGCCCAACTATTATGGATTTGAATCACTATTACGCAAAGAATAAGGACGAGATTAACTCGTCGATCATGGAGATCGCCTCGGATCTGGCCGTCGGCCGTATGGTCGACAAATACAAACAGCCTTTCGAAGTATTCGTAGAGCCGGACGACCCCGACGACCCCGACGGCGGAACTCATTACAAAGAGGAGTTTCAAGACGAATACAACCAATTTTACGACGAAGAGTACGAGCGCGTGGCCTCGCTGATGCGCTTCGATCTCGGGGCAGAGGACGGCATCCGCACCGACAGTACGGACGATCCGATCGCCTCACTCGTGTCCCGGGCGAACACATGGCAGAAAAAAGCCCGCGCCCAAATTGTCGAAATCCTTCGTCAGTACGGCGGGCGCGTGACGTATAATCCGGAAGAGGAAGACGGAGAGTATCCCGTTACCGCGTCATTCCACGGAAGGCACGAACATATCCGTCTTAATATCACCGACGTCTACCTCGAAGCGAAGACCTGCATCATGGCCGACGGTATCGACACGGACGGCGACAAGAGAACCGGATTCCAGATCTGCGACGAACAGCTCTACGACATCGCGCTGTTTCTTAAATATGTCTTATAACTATGGTAACGACAGCTGTTTACATTACTGTTCGTCTCGATCTGGAGAGTACCGCGGCGGTCATCTCCGACGAAGAGGTGCAGAATCTCATTAACGAAGTGGATTACGGGTTTACCGCGCCGGAAGGCTGCGGCATCACGATTATCGATACCGAAATCTGCGGACTGAACGAATAAAATATTTTCAGAAAATGGATAAAAAAGCGATCATTCAGGAACTATGCGCATGGAACGACGCCGTGTTCGCAGCACAAGCCCGCCCCTTTCTCGAACCGTTCGGCCTGACCATGCGTTTCGATGCCGATGTCTTCGACGAAGACGAACGGCAGGATACCTGCTGCATCGCCCTGTACAAGGGCGGCAGCGTCTTCGAAAAGGAAATCATCTATTGGATCAACTACGAAACCATGGCAGACTTCTTCATCCGGGAGGACGACTGCTCGCAGGAAGCCTGCAAGGAACAGATGCACATCAATCTCTTCCATGTGATCGGCTCGGCCCTCGTGGAGATGTTCTCGGATCTATACGGCCAAGGCGACGAGACATTCGATGCCTCGGTAGACGACTTGCCGGAAAGCCCCTTGCGCTCGCTCCTGCAGGGCGACGGCGATCCGAAGCAGCTATCGGCACTGAGCGAGGAGTTCGCAGCCTGTCATCAGGACAATCGGGCGGAGGACAGTTCCCTATACCGCTTTTGCATGCAGTACATCGCACAAAAACCGGTTGCCGATCCCGACCGAGTTGCCATTACGGACGACGCATGCGAGGTGATCGAGGTTATCACGACTCCGACGGTCAATCCCGATATGTTCCGCCGCTGTGTCCGGAGCCTGATGCTTTCGGAATTACCGCAGCAGGAGGCCGAAAAATTCGTCGCCACGACACCGCAAAAGCTGGAACTCTTTTATGATGTCGCTCTCGGAGCTTTCGCCATCGATGCCGAAGCGGTCGGCAACACGCCGCTTTACAATCCATATACGGGAGAAGAGATCCCCGACGAAACAAAATAAAAACTGAAATTATGACAACATTCAAAAAAGGACAGCGGGTCTGGTGGGAGGACCCGAACAACGAACACTCCGGCGAATACGACGTACTGGACCCGCAGGGCGAACTCAATATGGGTAAACCGGAAAACGAACACATCATCCGTATCGGCGATACAGAGACGAACTGGGACGTTCCGGCCGACTACCTGACTCTCGTATTCCCGATCTCGGATGTGGATCGGGAACAACTCGCCGTGCAGGAGCACCGCAACCGCATACGCGACAAGGAACTGCTGGAGCAGATGCAGGAACTCGTCGGTCGGTTCGAAGACCAAACCTTCGAGGCCGAAGGGGATTCGGTCCGCATTGCCGACGAAGACCACGATGCCTGCTGCGTGTACGGATTCCGTGTGGACGAAAATGTACTGTATGCCCTGCTGGATTATGATGACGGCCGGCTGCGGACGGTGCCGGTTTCCGACCTGTGCGCCGTGGAGCTCTTCGATGCTTTCCAGTCGCTGGTAGAATATGCTTAACTCTTTGGTTTATGGCTATACAGTGCAGTATTTGCGGCGGCACGCATGTCAGGTGTGCCGCCGTCGTCAACCCGAACACGAAGGAATTTATCGAATTCGGGTATGATGCCCTTTCAGACGGGCAGTGCGAGCAGTGCGGCAATGTCGTCCTGACCGATCCGGATGAGATAAAGGCCGATATCGACAAACGGTGGACGGAATATATGGTCCGGAACGATTCGCATCCTAATTACGTTCTTTGTGAGATCGTCCGTACCGACAATTATAACGGGTACGAGCAGGCATACATCCGTATCGGCGGACCGGAAAACGTGGTTGGCGATACGGATATCATCGCGGTATGCCGCGACCTCAACGAACTGAAAGCTCTGACCGTGCCCGATTTTTCCCGAGGATTCACCCTCGTCGAATGTCAGGGTTTCGAATTCCGGCCGGTCATGGAGAACCGAACCTACCGGATCGAGATCGACGGTGAATGTATTCCCGTAACCACGGAAGAGGTACTGAAACTTTATCCCGAGCAGCACAACCTGACGCAGAACGATATCGAGCGGTATGCGGCCACCTACACGGCTCTGATCAAATCCTACCGGGAATGCGAGCGGCGGCTCGACGTCGCGCTCGTCCGGCGGTTGCTGGACGAGGAGCGCCTGATGAAGCCCGGCGAGAGCGACAGTTTCAAAATGCAACTCCACTTCGAGTGGTTCGTGCGAATCCGTAAAGAGCGGGAGAAGCAGTCCGTCCCGTTCCGTTATATCGTGGAGGCGTTCTGTCTGGACAACATCCAAACTTTCACGCGCCGCTACATCACGCTCGAAGCAGCCTTACTCCATTGTTTGAACGGATTCAACGAAAATGCGAACAGACCCAATCGCTACCGATCCGTGGACGAGTACCTAACTAAAAACAAAAACCGATGAACTTTACCAGTATCCAAATGCAGCAAACCCTCCGTCAGTTGGAAGCGACCATGACGGACATAACACCCGAGCAGCGCAAGTTGCTCGACGATCTGAACGCCCGGATCGAAGAGAACGGGCGCCATTACGTGGTCGAATCCCTGACCGTGGAGCAGATGCGCGAGCACGGCTACGACGTAACGGAACAGGACGCCGGCGTCATCGACCGCATTGCAGAGAAGGTCGAGATGGATGCCGACATGCTTTGGGATGGCGTTGCGATCTGGGCCGAAAATTACGGAGTTAAAAAATTAGAGGATTTTTAATCATGATCAAAGCGACAATTATTCTGGGTATAGAAGCCGTCGCCCAGTACGCAAAAACGAACGAACTGCCGTCCGACGAGTGGCTCATGAATCACGGCGGCGTGGTCGATCATATCGACTTCCGCACCAAGGCCGAATACGACGCCTACGTGCAGGCCCTCTCCGACGGTCACGGCTGGAATGATTATCAGGTAATCAAACATGAACAGACGCCGCAGGACTGTCCCTTCTGCCGCCAGTGGCGCGAATACTTCGCCGACAGGGAAACCACCGTCTACTGTCCCGACTGCGGGCAGCCGATCCTGAACTTTTAATTGAAAACCAAGAACAAATGAAACAGACACCGCAAGAGCAAATAAAAGAACTTACCGACAAACTGGTTATCAAACTGCTCCATATTACGGAATATCCGGACGGATGGCTGCCTCACAGCGTATGGATCGAAGAAGAGGACGAAGACGGCGCCCCTACCTACCGCCACTATATGTTGGAGAAGATCCGTACTGACGGAACCTGCGATCTGCACGATCCCGAGACCGGCAAACTGCTACATGACGACTACCTCCTTTATGCTATCAATATCGACTGGCTCATAACAGTATGGCACCGTTATCGGGAATTATGTATCGAGCAGGGTCTCTGGCGTGAACAGGCTATTCACCTACTGGAACAGGAGACGGATGCTTCGCTGCCCGACATTCTCGAATTTGTCGGAGATCATTGGCAGAACCTCGCCTCCGACGAAGAGAACATCGAAGCGTTCCGCCGGTGGATAGCTCCCGCAGCATCGCAAGTGCTCCCCAAAGAACCCTTCGCCTTCGTATGGCCGTTCGAACTGATGCCGCGAAACGCTACCGACGAGCAGATTCTCGCGGCGTACGAGAGCGGACCGTCACGTAGTCTGCGTGAGGGAGACGATGTTTGGGATGAAGACGACGATACACTGTATGAAGTTCGCAAACTGACGCCGGACGAGCTGGCAGCCGAGATCAACGACAGCGACTGCGCGTTCGGGCAGTGTTATGTACGTTTTATCGAAGTTTAAGGCCATGGCAAAACGAATGACGACACTGGATCGGAAGATCCAAAACATACTGGATAGAGGGCCCATGGCGGCCCTCTATTTTGCTGTTGCGGCCAACGTACTGCGGCAGGTAATCGAGCAGAACGACGACCGGTTCGTGTCCGGTCTGTTCGGCGGCCTGATCGATGCGGCGACCATCCGCCACTGTGTAAATGTAATAGACGAAAACCTTAACGATACGAAGCGATGAACAATGACCGCAGAAGCCGCCTTCAGGAAGTCCGGGAATCGCTGGACGACGTGATCTCCCAGATCGAAGAGATCAAAGACGAGGAGCAGGAAGCACTGGACAATATGCCCGAGGGTCTGCAACAGACCGAGCGAGGCGACAGGATGCAGACAGCCATCGACACGATGGATGAAGCTATATCCGCCATAGGCGACGTACAGCAGACCATCGACGAAGCGGCGCAGTAAAGGCGTAAAATACGAAAATGAACTGAAAATGGCGATGTGATAATTTGGGTTCATATAACTAATTAGTTATATTTGCGGCATGATTTCTGATTTATGGCAGAGAAGAAAATAAGGGAGGTCTTTTATTCGGATGAGTTCAACGCATTTTTCGAACGGCTCGAACATCGGGTGCGGGAAAAATATATCTGGACAATTCAGATCGTCGAAACAGTGCAACTGTTGCCGACCAAATACGTCAAGAAGCTGGAAGGTACCGATCTGTACGAAATGCGTGTTTCGGTAGGATACAACGAATACAGGACAATCCTTTTTGCGATGAACAGCGATAATTTTATGACGGCGACAGAGATCTACCTATTGAACAGCTTCCTGAAGAAGTCCACGAAAGATTATCGCAAACAAATCGAAATTGCCGACAAAATGTTAAAAGAGATAGAATAATGCGACCGGTAGACAAAAACAAACTCAAGGAGAAATTCCATAGCTCGGAAGAGTTGATGGAGCAGTATGTCGGGCCTAAAGACAGTCCTGAACGTACCGCAATGGAAGCCAAAGCTACGGCATGGTTCTATGGTGAAATATTACGGGATCGCCGTAAAACTCTGAAGATGTCGCAAGCGACGCTGGCCGAAAAAGTCGGCGTGAAACAAAGCTACATCGCCCGTGTCGAAAAGGGCGAGGTCGATCTGCAACTCTCTTCTCTGATTCGTATCGCAGATGCTTTAGGCATGAATATTCAACTTCAGTAGGCCACACACATACTGGAAATACTCCAGTAAAATTATGCTCCCATCACGCATCGGCGTGGTGGGAGCATTTTTGATCTGGCTACCGATCGGACTTGATGGGATATCGTTCCTGTTCGTAATCCGCTACCAAATTGGACAACAAAACCAACTCGATGGAATTTCGGTCCTCCGGAGTCGCTTCCGTAACCAGCGGCATAAGTTCCTCTATGCGGGTCATGGCCGCATTGTACTGTTCGTTTTCTATCCGGGTTATCATTTGCGTCATCTCTGCACTTATGGTTTCTCCACATCAGATGTGAGGTAGTCGATCAGCTTCGAGAAATTTCTGGTTAATACTTTTTTATGGGGATAATTTCGGCTGTAAATAACGGCGACGTGATTGGGGGTTCCATCCCGGTTGATCGTAGCGTTCAGTTTTTCGTACAAGCCATCTTGATTCGCTTTTATATACCAAAAATTGAACAGTCTGTCCCGCAATGTCTGCATCGGGTATGGCGTGGGATGCCGATCCTCAAATTGATTCTGAAAATCGCAAAAGTAGGCTAAAACACGATTGTCGTTGTCGAAAAAAACCGTCAGGATAGCTGTGATTGTCTGTCGGATAGATAGATCTTCCGATGCAGAAAGTGTTGGATGGGTTTCAACAAGCAAGTAATACACTTGGTCGATATTGGGCAAAACACCTCCGTCCGGGCTGAACGACACATAACAATTCTGCCCATTGGCAGTAACAAAAACAAACGCCCTTTCACCTTCATCGTAAGTAACGACATAAGGCGAAAGAGTGTTGATCTTGTCTATATCTAAAGTGAGTACGTCCTGCTCCTGCAAAGACATAGAAAAGTTACTATCTTAACTTAGACAGCACAACACCTTGCTCTTTGAGTGAAGAAAGCGGCTTCCCCTGCCGAACACAATTTAACCACGCATTTTTATCTGCAATCGCCTTGTTTACAGCCGCGAGAACTTGCTCTTTTTGTGCTTTTTTCTTATTAAACATTTTCATTCATTACCTCCTTTCGGGATTGTAACTGTGCAAAGATAGTGATTTTTTCGAGCAATAACAACTCCACTACCGCAATGATTCGCTCTACCTACAATTTTTTGAACGCTTTCAGTAATACTACGAGCAAATTAAACACCACGATTCGTACCATCACTTATATAACGTTCTCCATCCATATTTAGTCTATGGAGTGATTGTTTGGTAAGTCAGTACATATTCAGCCCGTAGTACAGGGAGCGTCTTTACCTATGTGATACATTTTATGTAATAACACAAAATGTAATTACAGAAAATGTACAATCCCAGAAAACTAACCATTGTTCAACCTTAACCCATATATCGTATGGCAGCAAAAGGAGTATCCACGACCGCCGAACCGCTCGAAAGCGTCGACTATTACCGGCTGATCGAGTATCTGGAACGGGACAAACAATACCGCTGGGCGCTGTTCTGCATCATCGCCTGCACGATGGGTCTGCGCGTGAGCGACGTGAAGAACCTGACATGGGAGAATCTTCTCGCCGGAGACCTGTGCTTCGTAGACGAAATCAAGACCGGCAAGAGCCGCCGCGTGAAGATCAACGACTCGGTGCGGCGCAAGTACCTCGAATACTACGACCGCATGGGCAGGCCCGAACTCAAACAGCTCGTCTTCGTCAGCAAGCGCACCGGACGAGCTTATACCACGCAGGCCATCAACTACCATCTGCGGTGCTATAAGGAAAAGTACGAGCTCCCCGTCTGTCATTTTTCTTCACATTCGTTGCGCAAAACGCTCGGAAAGAAAGTCTACGAAGACCACGGCAAAACGGAATACGGCTTGATGATCGTCAACCGCACGTTCCGGCACCGCGACCTGCAAACCACTGAGCGTTACATCGGCGTCCCAAACAACGACATGGAAGGCGTGTACGACTCTTTCCAATTCAAATAATGACCCTGTAAATTCAAATAATATGAAGTGGATGAATGATCAAAATGAACGACGGCAGTACCGCACGCTGGCCTTGCTGGGGATCAGCAAATGGATATTTCTCGGGCTGATCGTCCTGATCGGTATTCTGGTCACCGTCTTTTCGCCTGAAGAAGACCCGCTGGATCGTTCGACGGTCAAAAGCCGGGAACTCGTACGCGAGGTGCTGGTGGCGGACAGCAACGGGAACGGATTCCGGGTGAACTATGCCACCATAAACAGCGTGACCAAAGCGCGCTACGAAGAGATATGCTCCCGGCCGGCCACGCGCGACTCCATCGACAGGATGTCCGAGTTGGCTCCGCGAAAGTTCGGGGACATGCTCTACACGGATATTTACGATTTCGCGAACTTCGCCAAGCGCTTCGATCCGGCCGACGTACGCATCCACAACGTCTTCGTTTTTGGCCGTCAGAAGAAAGGGCTTTACTTCGGCGAGAATCCCCGTATCAAAAACTGGGCGAAACACTACGATCCCGAAACCGAGCAGGGGATTCTCTACATCAAGGGCGAAGATATTTACTATACAGATTCGACGGGCCCCAAGAGATACCGGTATTACAAGTGTTACGGCATGCACCAATTCTCTGACACTGATGAACATTTCAGTCATTTCTCGGAGGACGAAAGGTTACAATGAGCAATTATTAAAATGCTGTCAATACTAAATAGTTATACATAAAAAATATACGCAAAAAACTTGTTTTCGCGCTTCGTTTCGGGTATATTTGTAAGGGGTTTATCCTTTAATTGACCGGTACAGATTTAATAAACTTGATAGTATGAGATCGAATTTTGAAGCAATGAAAACACTATGGGTATTGAGCGCATCAAACTCAAATTCGAAGAGTCGAAAGACACCAAAGAAATTATCGGGTTCGTCTCCCGCAGTTCTACGACATGGCGCCTGCGGGGCGTAAGCGAAAAAGACGACTGTCCCAAAAAGATCTGCCTGCTGGCGCCCGATCTGAAGGGACTCATCAAACCGAACGTCGTATACGAGGTCGAACTGCGGCCGATGAGAACCGGGCACGGATTCATCGTCATCTCGGCAACGCGACCGAAATACGACGCGAACATCGAAACCATCGTCATACCGAAGTCCGTATATCAGGTACGGATAATCTTCGGTCACAAGATCATCTACTTCGACCCGCTGGGCGGCAACTCGCCGGCGAGCCGAACCATCGACGGAGCCGAAAAGGCATTGAGGGGAAGGGACGATCTGCTCGATCCGGAGGCGGTTATCGAGAAATTCCGGGAAGCGGCGGACAAGCTGCTCGAACGCATGGAACTGGACGGATATATCGTCCGGCGATGAGCCGCCCGACAGAAGGGATCGCCACGGATGCGTCCCACTCGGGCAAACTGGGCAAGACCCGCTTCCGGGGTGTCGACCTGAAAAGCGGGGCCGAAATTTTTCATGAAGATTTAGGGAACCGGACGGTAAATGTCGGAGAGTTTCTGGGAGTAGTCGCCGCTGCGAAATGGATCATGGAGCACGGCTACACCCCCAGAACGATCTACACTGACAGCCGGACGGCGATCGCGTGGTTCAGGGAGAAACGCACGGGCTCACGCCGTAAATCTGCGGATCTCTTCAAGGCCGAGGTATTCCTCCAAACCCAGTCGGCGGCAATCGACACGATCGAAGTCAGGCATTGGGACAATGTCCGATGGGGAGAAATCCCGGCCGACTTCGGACTGAAATGACAATCTCGAAGCACTTTCCAACCATCCTCGGACTGGAAGGTACTTTTCAATCGATACGACGATGGCAAAGAAACTGACAGGAAACACGAAATACGGGCCCGCCTGTGGAATCTGAAAATCACTCCCGATAATCCGTACAATGGTCGGCGGTGTCGTATCACGAAAGATCCCGTGCTGCGGAAAAAACGGAGAAAATAGGCACATTCCTTGTGAAAGATTTGCATAAAAGCAACTAATTAGTTACTTTTGTAGTGTGGAAATAACGATAAGAATGAAACGAGATTTGATACTTTCGCCGGAATATATTGAATTCGAACAGAGTTCAAGCCCTCGCACCCGTGAAAAACTACGCTATGCGGTATCAATTTTGGAAACCGTACAGCCGATACCGACCAAGTTCGTGAAAAAACTGACGAACTCCGATTTTTACGAATTGCGGGTTTCGGTCGATAATGAGGTTCGGGTTATCCTGTTTTCGGCGGACAATGAAAATATCAACCTCGCATCGAGCGTTATTTTGCTGAACGGCTTTGTGAAGAAAAGCACAAAGGATTACGATAAGGAAATAACAAAGGCTATCAATATTTTAAGAAAATTGCTATGAGTACGACAAACAACCGATTAACAGCAGAGGAATTGCAGAAACTCCGGCAGACGGATTTCAGCAAGAAGCCGGGGTTCGTAAAGGCCGAAACGGTACTTGCCAAAGAGGTTGGCGAGGTCGGCACTCCGGAACGGGCAGAGTTCGACGCAAAAGCTCGTGCCTGGTATTATGGTGAAATGTTGCGGGAACGGCGCAAAGAACTCGGTATGACGCAAAAGGAGCTTGCCGAGCGTGTAGGGCGGGAACGTACCTACATCAATCGTATCGAGAAAGGCGAAACCGATTTGCAGCTCTCCTCGTTTATCCGTATCGCCGAGGCTTTGGGAATTATGCTTCGCCTTGACGTGAATTTGGCGTGA